ACAGGTAGCTGGCCCAGGTGGCGATGCTTTCGCGCAGGGCAGCCGCTATCTTGGACGACTGCCCAGGATCGCCCCGGCCAGTGGTGCGCGGCGCTTTGGTCATGCCGCCATCTTCCAATCGAGCTTCGCTTCCTCGGCCCGGATCATCCGGCCAACGCTGGCCTCGACGCGGTTGATCTCCTTTCCGTAGCCGGGCCAGTCGTTGTTCAGGAGACAGCGCGCCCAGGTGGCTGTTGCGCGGTGGACATCGGTGGTCGCCGCTTCGATCAGCGTCTGCTGCGCCTCGTAGACGGCGATGCAGAACGGTTCGTATGTCTCGATCGCGACGAAGCGGAAAGCTGTCGGCGCCTCCATCAGGCCGAGTTCCGCCAGGATGTTGCCGCCTGACCGATAAAACACATCCTGCGTTGCGTGCTCGCGCTCCAGGGTGCGGCTGAAGTCGGCCGGCGCCACGCTGGTGGAGGTGGTCTTGATGTCAAAAAACACACCGCCGGGGGCCAGTCGGTCGGCCATGGCCCGGCACCACAGCGGGCCGAGCTGCCACAGCAATGTCACCTCCGAACGTGCGTCGGGATCGAAGAACGGCTCACACGCCTCGATTTCCATCATCTGCTCGACCGCAGCATCCGCGCACTCGTGCAGCTCGGCCAGCCGGCGAGAGAGAACCGGGATGCGCCCGGCGGCCCGCGCTTCCGCCCGCGCGGCCTTGGCGCGCTGGCTGGTCCAGTTGTCGGCCGACACCTCGGTGATCGGCACGCCGGTCCCGAGGATCAGGCTGTGGAGGATCGAGCCATCCTCCATCGCGTCCGTCACCTTCTTCGGCTTGAAGTTCGGGGACAGGCGCGGGTGCGCGTATTGCACATGGCGCGGTGATTTCTGCAGCAGCATTTTGATGAGGCTGTTCGACAGGCTCGGTTCAGGAGCCGGATCAGCGTGGTAGTCGGCGGCCCGGAGCGAATACACTCCGGGCTCGGTGAGGCGGACGGCCATCTCAGTAACCGATGCTGACGTGCGGGATGGCGCTGCGGGCGATGGCCTCCACGATTGTCTTGGCCTGGTCCTCCGTCAGGCCGATCGGCAGGCCGAGCAGGGCCTGCAGGACGGCGCGGTTGATCCGGCCGCGGTGCCGTTTGTCGGCTGCCCGGCGCTCTTCCTCGGCCTTCCGGGCGGCTTCCTCGGCGGCGACCCGGCGGCGCTCGGCCTCGATCGCCTCCTGGCGCTCACGCTCCGCGCGGGCGGCAGCCTCCTGGCGTTCGCGCTCGGCCCGCACCTCTGCCTCGCGCCGGGCGGCTTCGGCGCGGGCGGCAGCTTCCTCGGCCTCCCGCTTCTGCTGCTCGATCGCCTCCCGCTCCGCAGCGGCCCGACGTTCGGCTGCCAGGCGCTCGGCCTCCGCCTTGGCTGCAGCCTCCCGGGCGGCGCGCTCGGCGGCTTCCTGGGCAATCCTGGCCTCGCGCTCGGCCCGCTCCTTGGCGGCCTTCGCGTCAGCCTCCGCGCGCGCCCGCGCCTCGTCCTCCAGCCGGCGGCGTTCGGCCTCGGCCCGGAGACGGGCCAGTTCGGCACGCTCGGCCTCGCGCTGGACAGCGGCGGTGTGCAGCGCCTGCAGCTTGTCCACCGTGTCGGCGCGGGCCTTGGCGGCCGGCTCGGCGAATTCCTCCCAATCCCTGGTTCCGACATCCTCGGCCTGGGGGATGCGCGCGGCGATCTCGGCGGTGGTTGGCTCGGCCATATCGAACTGGCCGAGGGCATAGATGGCCGCGATGGCGTCCTGGTGGCCCTGCTTGCGCTCTTCCTCGGCCCGTTCCCATTCGGTAACCGGCTGGCGGATGTCGGCCTTGAGGGTGTCGAACGCCGAGGTGATGCGGGTCCGGTCCGTGTTGACCACCTTGGTGCGTTCGCGCCAGCCGGCCGTCATGTCGAGGCCGAGCTTGTCCAAGCCCGTCTTCGTGCTCGCGATCTTGGCGGCGAGGCTGACGAGGGCGGCGCGGCCTTTGGTGGTGCCAGCGTCGGCCTTGGCGGCTTCGGCGCGAGCCCAACGCTCGACGGCGCCGATGATGACCATGGGGTTGCCGGGGGCGTAGACCACCTCTGCGGTCAAGGTCGGTAGCAGTTCGGATGGGTCGGTCGGAAGAACCAGTGGCGCCTGGCTGCCCGGCACGGTCAGAGCGAATGTCGGGGTGGATTCGGTAGCGTCGAGCATTATTCGCCCCTCCTGAACTTGTCCCACTGCTGATGCAGGCTGGTGTTGATCTCGGTCATCATCTCCGCCCGCACGGCGTCGAGATCGTCGCCGTCCTCAATGGCGACGGTTGCGCCGGCCTCCAGGCGGATTGAGTTGTAATTTCCGAGGTTGACGGTCTTCGCGACCGACACCCGGAGTTCGGTGATCTTCACCGGATGATTCCTTTCTGGCGGAGCGGCCCCGCGAGCCGCGTCATCGCCTCGGTCCAGAGTCGTGCGTCGGCCCGTTCCTGGCCGTATGTCGAGCGCGGCGCGGTTTGAATCTCGCCGTAGACCCGCAGCACCTTTGCGTGGGCGAGGCCGATCCGCCTGGACCGGTAGAGTTGGTCCAGAATGCGGATCACATCGTCCACCTCGCATGGGCGGGGCGTCTGGTCCTCCATTGTGGTGCCGTCCCGCCGGGCCACATGGGCAGCCATCGTCCACAGCCACGCCTCTTCGGCTGATGCGAACGGCACCGGCTGCGCCGCCCCTTTCGGGGCGGCATGGACGGGGAGGGCGGCCACGCTGGTCATGCTGCAGCCGGCGGCGTCGGATCGTTGCTGTGCATGCGGCCGAGCGGGCCGGGGCGGCGCCAGGGGAGAACATCAGCGCTGGTCGGCTTGGCGGTGACGCGCTCGATCGTCCGCGCGGCAGCGGCCTTCGACAGTTCGACGTTTCGGCGCTCCAGTTGCGCCACGGTAACAGCGGCGGCGTTCAGGCGTGCAGCGGTCAGCACATCGTGCCGGCTGACTGCATTCGCGCATGCGCGGATTTCGTCTGCGGTGCTCATGTCAGGCTGCCTTCGCCATCTGCTGCAGGGCCGGGGTGGCGACCATCGGCTGAACCGACACGACGCCGGCGGCGGTGCTGGTGACGTAGAGCATCGCCCCGCCATCAGGCGCCGAGACGAAGACCACGTCGCCCATGGCCATCATGTCGGATGCCGCGTTGAAGTGACCCTGCGTCATCGCCTCGGCGAGCGGTGCGGGCGACTTGAAGTGCCACTGCGTGTGGCCGCACGCATAGGCCAGGACGGACAGATTGCGGATAGCGAAAGCCATATGTGCGATCTCCTTTGTTGGGATCAGCGGTTGTGGATGCGGCGCCAGAAGCGGCGGATGGAAAGCTTGCCGAACCAGCGGCCCCGGAGGGCGCGGCGGGGGTAGGTGCCGAAGGCGGTTGTCTCGCTCACGGGATCGTCCTCCGCAGCGCGGTGCGAAGGAGGCGGTCACCGATCCAGGCGCCGACAGCAGCGCCGATGATCGAGCCGGTGAGGATCAGGAGCATGGTCATGGTCATGGTTAGGCCGCCTTCCGGTTGGCGATCTGGCTGGCAAATGAGGCGGCAACGGATAAGTATCTCTCGCGAACCTCGTCGAGAATTCCGTCGATGTCCTTGATGACGATTTTGGTGAATGCTCGACGCGACGGATCAAATGCTATCCAACTGATCGCAATATGTTCCGCCTGGACGGATGATCGTGTTCCTCCCTTGCTGACGCTCTCGATGCGTCTCAGCAAGGCGGATGTCCCCGGAGCCATGGCCGCCGTATCCAGGTGGACCCATGCGCGCCACTGTTCGCAAAGATAGTCCTGACGCAACGGCGACGTGGCGTGGCGCAGAATCCAGCCGGCCCGAATCCCAGATGCCGTTCTCCCCCGCGCGTTCGAACTCGCGGTAGCCAGCATCGCATCAATGCTGGGGCGCAGGATGTCTATGACCAGATCAACATCGCACGAGTCCACACGAGTGCCGCTGAGGCTGACACCCTGGGCGAGGCGCGCCAGTAGCGAGCATGGATCCACGACGCGCCCCGTCTCCTTCAGGTCGTCGCGGATCGTCCTGATGATGCCCTTGTCGAGGACGCCGAACATCTCTTCGTCGCAGCCGGTGAAGACCATCATGGGGACGGTGCAGCCGGACTGAACAACGGCTTCGAGACGATGCTGCCCATCCAGCAGGCGGCCAGTGGCGGAGATGGCGATTCCTTGATGCGTCAGGCGCCACCTGCCGGCTTGCATCTTCGCGGCAAGATCCTTCACGTGCGTTGGCCGCAGTGACCGATTGCCGCCATTATGCTGAAGCCAACTCTTCGCCATCTCCGGTGTCACCATGATGGCGTCGGGAGTCATCCTCATTTTCAAAATCCTCACGCTATTCGGCGTCGTGTTCGGAGATCGAGGCATGGTCAGGCAGCCTTGTGAGAGGGGTGGATCAGGCGGGCAAAGGAGGTGGCGAGGGCGCAGTGCCCGGCGTAGCGGCTGCACTGCTGATCAATCGGCTTGGCCGGCTCGGGGATGGGCGCCACGTATTCCCAGCGCTCGTTCCAAGCCTCGTGCGGCGACATGACAATCACGTCGTCCACGTCGTAGACTTGCCACTCGGACTTGTCGGCGTAGACCGACCACTGCGCCAAATAGAAGATGCCGTCGCTCTTGAGCCAGTGCGCGCCGTTCTTCTCCGGATCGGGCGGCAGCAGGCGCTCGGCGGCTTCCTTCTCGTCAAGCGCGGCCTGCTCTTCCGCAGAGATGGCACCGACATAGTCGTCATAGGTGCGATACATGTCAGGCGGCTCCTTGCTTCGCTGCCTTTGCAGCCGCTTGGATCGCGCTCAGGTGAACGAGATAGTAGACCGCTGCCTCGCGCTCATCCGCTGTCAGGTCCCGCTTCCGCGCGCTCGCGAGCAGGCCAATCTCAAAGATGATGCTGCCGTGGCGTGGACCGTAGCCGTATTCGTGGTTGCTGCGCTGGCCGCGCCACCGGTCATAACTCTTGGTGCCGAAATACTCGTGGCGCAGGCTGCCATAACCAGTAGCGGGCTGGCATGCGGCAAACCAGTTGATGGCATCCTGGCGCGCGCCATCGCGATCTTCGCCAGCGCGGTCGAACTCGCCATGCACGTAGAGCACCGTTTCCGCAAGAGCGACCTTCGCCAGATCAATGCCCGCCTCAAGACAACGGATCTCGGTCTGCAATTCGCCGATGCGCGTCCGAAGTTGGCGCGAGACGGCGGCAGCTTGGGCCTCATGATCCGCAAGGGCACTGCGAGTGCCCTCGACTTCGTTGACCAGTTCAACAAGCGATTTTGTCATGTCAGGCAGCCTTCCGGTCCAGGCCGACGTAGTGGCCGCCGTTGTCGTTCCGCGGGGCGTCGGCGGTGAGCGTCGTGCTCAGCGCCTTGGCGATGGCGTCCTGGACGTGCTGCTCAGTCCCGGCCGGGATGGGGTGCCCGGCGAACGCGGCCATGGCGGCGGCGCACCAGCGCGCCCAGGCGAGGCTGTCCGGGGGCGGGTAGGGGAGGGCCGTGGAGAACGCGCCCATGAAGCGCGCGCGGGCGATGGCGTCGGACACGATCCGATCCTTTCTGATCAGGCGGCGTGCGGGAGGGTGAGGGCGTCGAGTTCATCGGCGATGCGAAGCGCCTCGATCTGCGCTTCAACCTTCGCCAGATGGCGGCTTTCCTCGGCCTTGCGGCTGTTCCAGCGGCCGAGATCACGACGCCAGTCGTTGATGGACATCGCGTCCGCCTTCGAGCCGGAACGGCGATAGGCAGCGCGGGCCTTATTCAGCTTCGACAGTGCGTTCGCCTGCATCTGGCAGGCGTGGACATATTCAGCGCGGATGCGACGGAGGGCTTCCTCGGCCTCGTGAACCGTCCCGTAAACGCCGGCCCGCGCCACAGGCGAGAGGCTGATGCCGCCGCCGATAATTTCGCGTCCGTAGAGGGGGTTGCTGGTGAGGAACATGGTGTGCCTCCGATCTGATGGAGGCATGTAAGCACCACCTTCAGTGCCATTGCAAGCAGAATGTAAGCTACACCTTCAAATTGAAGGTGGTCGGGCAAGCCGGCGCCCCGGGCCGAACGGCTGTGGCTTGGAATCCTTCCCCCGTGCCGCACTGGTTGCTACGGTTCAGCAACCAAACCGGGAGAAACCAATGCGTGGTCGGCTGGTGGCCGCATCTCTGATTGCGGCATCAATTGGCGCTCAAGCGGCGAGGGCTGATGAAAACCTTGTTCCGCTCGCCATGAGCGGCGAATGGATCGCCTTGGCGCATAAGACAAGCATCGTCGCGCCACCAGATGTGTGCATGGCTATGCATATAAAAGGCAGCATTGCCTTTCGGGCCGGCTATAGCGGGACCGAAGTTAGGGTAATAAATTCTAAATGGAGTCTTCCATCAAGCGTGAATGGCTCAATAAATTTGTCTGTTGGTACTTTTAAAAAATCGTTTGATATAACCAGCAACACTGATGATATGGTTGTCGCTGACGTTGATGAAGACGATATGATTAAATTGTTCTCTGCCATGGATGCAGCGTCGGCGATGGTTGTGACGGCCGGGAAGGCGCAGCCAGTTTCGGTTTCTCTGGCAGGAAGCACAAAAGCGACCAACGCGTTCCGGACATGCGCCAGGATCGGCGGGAAGCCGAAGTCGGCTGATCCTGAAGGCAATCCATTCGAGTAGGCGCTGCGCCTGTGAGCCTGATCGAGAACGAGCGGATTATAGCTTGACGTATTACGTAACGCATAATAGCTTTCTGCTATGCCGATCCGCTCCTTTCGCGATGACGACACCCGCGAGCTGCACCTGATCGGGCGCAACAGGCGCTGGGCCGCCATCGCCAAAGTTGCGGTCCGAAAGCTCGACATGCTCGATGCCGCGGCGGCGCTGAACGATCTGCGGGTGCCACCCGCCAATCGCCTGGAAGCGCTGAAGGGCGACCGGGCGGGGGGGCACAGCATCCGGATCAACGACCAGTTCCGGATCTGCTTTCGCTGGACCGACGCCGGCCCGGAGGATGTCGAGATCGTGGATTACCACTGAGGAGGTGCTCAGATGACAAAGCCCCGCATCCGCACGCACCCCGGCGAGGTGCTGCTTGAGGAATTTATGCGCCCGCTCGCGCTCAGCGCGAACGCCCTGGCGCGTGACCTGGCTGTGCCGCCCAATCGCATCACGGCGATCATCAATCCCGTCGCACCGCGCTCCATCACGCCCGACACGGCGCTGCGCCTGAGCCGGTATTTCGGGACGACACCCGAGTTCTGGATGAACCTGCAGGCGGCGCACGACCTGTCCAAGGCCCAGGCCGAGAGCGCCGAGCGGATCGCGGCCGAGGTGCAGCCTCGGGCGGCGTGAGGGTGGCAGATAACCTGGGCGGGGGTTTGGATCGAGCGCTGGATCACTATCGCGGTGGCGAGCTGACCAAGCACGATCATCCAACCCCTAGCGCCTCGTCTGATTCGATCACGCGCCAGACGCGATGAACGACTGCAGATGGTGCCATCTGGCGTCTGTCTACTGACCGCTTGAGCGAGGTCGGCGCCCCGCACGCGGCAGGCTGGCTGGTTTAACTTCGTCGGGCAGGCTCAGCCGCAGATCCGACACGCCCCGGCTCTGCAGCTCTTCCAGGGCCTGCGCGATCTGACGCAGGAACGCCTCTGCCCCGGCGGGGGAATCGGCGAAGGATCGTTCGATCCGGTCCACCAGCTCAGCATTGATGGACCTGCCGCTGGCCCGCGCCGCCGCCTCGACACGCTCCTTGAGCGCATGTGGCATCCTCAATTTCATCTGCGGGTCGTCACGGGCCATGCCCCAATTTGGACCACCGTGGTGTTGACAGCAACGGAACCACGGTGGTTTAGTCCCCATAATGGACCACGGTGGTTCATTATGATGGGTAATCCGATGAATGAGGCTCAGTTAAAGATCAGGCTTCCTCCAGAGTTAAAGGAGTGGCTTGCGGCGTCGGCTGATAAAAACTGTCGCACCATAAGTAATGAAGTGGTGTTCAGACTCAAAGAAGCAAAAGCCATGGAAGAAAAATCTTCCCAAAAATCGCAATAACAGGTCAAATTTTCTGTTCCTTACCAACAATTTTGTTCGTCAATCTGCGCTATGTGTGGCGCAGATATTTTTCCTGAAGCTCTGTGATACAAATCCTATTTGCCGACATCAGGATGCCCCTGTAGGCATCTCGGAATGGTTGCTTTCTGCGTCTAAAAAAAGAGTCCGAGTCTTTTCAACAACTTATTAGTTGATTGCGGTTGCTGACATCCGCCTGTGGCGATAGCCTTATAGGTAATTACCGGGATCTTGACGGTGGATAGGAGGCACGGGACGAGCATGGAACCCAGCGACCTATGGCCTTTCGGGCGACTCCAATTACTTGGCGCTGACTGGGCGCGTTCCGCCGCGTATCTGGCCAATTGGAGGCGTGGTGGCCGCCACGATGCGCCACCCTGTGCGCGAAATACGGTAGACTCATTGCGCTTCAGCGCGTATGTTCCCGTTCTGTTCGAAGCAGGTTAGGGCTATGAGTCGATCAGCCACGAGCGCGCAGGTGATCCTGTCGCATCTCGAGCATTTGCGTCATCAGGATCCTTTGGGCGTGGTCGAGGCCGCGCCAAAATCTGAGGAGGGCGAGTTCGTCGGGATCTTTGACAAACTCTCCCGGCAGTGGGCCGCTGATAAAAGGCGTTCCGCTATCCGTGTAGTCAATTTTGATGCCGAGATGCAAAAGGATTACCCTCAAGGCATCCCGTAACTCTGGAGATAAATCTGGCAGACTAGGATTATCGGTATGTGATTGTCCTACTTGGCCAGTAGCTTCCGATGATCCGCCCCGATCATCGATCAGGTCAGCCACAGACACACCAAGTGCACCAGCAATGGCGGGGAGGCGGTCACGGCCAGGGGCCGTTCTTCCCGCGATCCACTGGTTCACAGATTGCGACTTGATGCCAAGGGTGCGGGCCAGCGCCGACTGGTCCATGCCGCGCGCTTTCATCAGTTCGGAAATTCTCTGCCCCAAGGCCATATCAGTCCAGACTCTTTAACCCAAGGATTTGGTCGCTTGTAATCCACCTTCAGCGGTGAAGTCGCTAAAAGCTCCCCTTGAAAGCAATGAAGGTTATGCTTACAATGGGGGCATGAGAGATGAACCCCTCATGCGAGCGATCAGGACCGCCGGCGGCGTCAGTGCGCTCGCACGTGCGATCGGGATGCGGAACCCGCAATCCGTCTCGCAGTGGCGGCGCGTTCCGGCTGGACGCGCCCGTTCCGTCGCGCAGGCAACCAGCATTCCCCTTCATGAGCTTCGTCCTGATCTCTGGGATCCGCCTGCGGCCAACGACGACACCATCATCCCGCCGCCTGGTGGGGCGGCAGCACATGCGGAGGCGGCATGAAGCTGGAAATCGCCAAGATCCGAACGGACGGCGGCACCCAGCCACGCGCCGCCCTGCACCGGGACTGGGTCGAAGAGTACGCTCAGGACATGGCCGATGGCGCCGTGTTCCCGCCGGTGATCACCTTCTTCGACGGCACCGACTACTGGCTCGCCGATGGGTTCCATCGGACGCTGGCCGGTCAGTCGCTGGGTCTTGTCGAGATCGAGGCCGACGTGCGGCAGGGGACGCAGCGCGATGCCATCCTGTTCAGCCTGTCCGCCAATTCCTCGCATGGTCAACGGCGCACCAACGAAGACAAACGCCGCGCCGTGCTGCGGCTGATCAATGATCCCGAGTGGAGCAAAGAAAGCAATCGCTGGATCGCAAAGATCGCTGCCGTGGACGAGGGGACAGTCAGGAAGCTGCGTCCGCCTCCTCCACCCGTATCTGCGGAAAATCCGCAGATAGATAAAGCTCGCACGGCACATCGTGGTGGTATCTCCTACACCATGAATACGTCGAGCATTAATTCCAATCGCTCGCGTCCTTCTGCTCCGCCGCCATCCCCACCCCCACCCCCACCCCCACCCCCACCACCCCCGCGCCCGGCCGCGCCTGTGGCGCCCGTTCAGGCACGCCCGGTGTCTGTGCCCACGCCAGCCCAGGCGCCCGTCGTCTCGCCAAAGCCTGAGCCCGCGTGGACGCCCGCTGACATCGGCGCCGAGGAACCTGATCAGGAGACCGTGGCGGCACGGCAGCCGCAGCCTGAGCCTGTGCAGGAGCCGGATCCGGCCTGGACGCCGGCCGACATCGCGGAACCGGCTGACGAACCGGAAGAGGTAGAGCAACCCACCGATCCGGTGCCTGAGCCCGATCCGGAACCCGAACCTGCGCCGCCGCCGCCCCAACCGGTTGAACGGTTCGATTGGGCTGCTGCTGAGGTCCGGCGGAAGGCGATGGACGCGATCAAGAATCTCGCGGCGCTCCCCGCGCCGTCCGTCGTCATCGACGCCTGGAAGAAGCACACCGGTTACGGGGAGCCGGTCGAGATGTTGGACAAGGCCGCTGCATGGTTGGCCGAGTTCATCCCCCTGTATCGCGAGGTCGAGCCGGTTCGATGGGCGCGGATTGAACGCGCCATCGCGGCAACGGTGGAGACGAAGCATGCGGCATAAGGACATCGTCCAGCAGGCCATATCATTCGCCAACGATGGCATCCGGATCGACCGACACAAGGCGATTGAATTCGGCTTCCCCATGATCGAAGCCAACCGCGAATTGCTCGTGGAGGGCGCAAAGCGCGACTTCGCGCGTTCGGTCAAGGAAGCTGCAACGAAGCAGATGCGCAGGATGGCGACTGACACCGATGCGCAATCCTGCTTCGATATGCTGCGGCGTCGGTATGCGCTTGATGACGAGGCGAAGGTCATCAAGGAAACTGACTTCCTCCGCGAGATGGAGTTGGATCGCATCATCGCCATCCGTGAAAAATCCGTCGCGGATGACATGCAGCATTTGTCTGCGCTCAAGGAGGTCCGCGCCAGCCTGAAACCGATCTGGAGGGCGCACCCCGACTGGACGCTCGGCGAATGCGAGCGGGCCTTCCGGAACGTGAGGCTCGCTGCCTGATGCTCCTACAGCTTCCACAGGATCAGAAACCCGAGGATGTAAAGCGCCACGGCCAGCGTCCACAGGATGCACAGATAGACCTGCACGCGGTCTGGCTTCGTCACGGCCCAGCCCGGAGCCGGTCCAGCGCGGCCCGCTGCTCGCGTGCCCATGTCGCGCGGGCCTTGTCCAGGCCGTCCCGCCGCTCACGCTCGGCGACCAGTTCGCCCTGGATCACCTCCAACACAGACAGCATTCGCCGCAGCAGCGCGAGCTGTGCGGCTCCAACATCGAGAGGTTCATCCATGATCGCTGCGATCCCATCGCTCGGCCGCCGGGACCGGGTTTCGCTCCGCACGGCCTTGCTCTTCGTCATTGGCGTGTCTGTCCCTTGGTGGGTGGGCATGGCGGCGATCCTGTCCCGTGTCGGAGAGGCCGTGAAAACGGCGATAGCGGGCGTATAGGAGCCCGCCATGTCGTCCGCCTCTCTCTCTGCTGTTGTCGGTTGTGATCTCCCCAAGACGCAATCTGCACCGGAGAGCACTGGCGTGGCCTGGAAAGACTGCCGCAGAAATTTGGATAATTTTTTCCGTGATCGAACGATTCGGGAACTATCCGGAATCATCGCGGAGGTCGTTAGGTTATGCCGTAGACACAATGACACAATGAAGGCCGCTGAACACGACGCGGCTGAAATCCTCGGGATCACCCCGCGCCGTCTCAGGTCATGGCGCGCTGCTGAGGTGTTCTCCGTCACCGTGGAGGAGGCGGAGTTGATCCGCTCGTCCCGGCTCAAGCTCGCCGAGTATCGCTGCGAGCAATTGAGAAAAGAACTCGCCGTTGAAGAGGCGCGGCTCAGGGCCGTGACTGATGAATGGATGCGTGCTGCCAACGCTTGCCTAAGTGGTGCCGGCGCAGATTGAGCGGTGTGTTCGCTTGGCTGAGCTATCGACTGCGCCTCTGCTACTGGTTCGGCATCAACCGGGCCAGTGGTTTCGTGCTCTGGTGGGAGCGCGTTCTCCGCCTCTCGCTACGAGCTGCCGAAATCGCGAGGGAGTTGGAGAAGTGACCGGGACTGCTAACCAGCCAAGCGAACAGGAGCCGGGCGTTATGCCCGGCCACCCGCTCGGGCGGCCGACCATCCACGACAGCCGGCAACTCGATCTGGAGCGCGATGCGCTGAAGGTGTTCCGGCCGCTGTCCGAATTGCGATGCCGCCAGTGCGGCGGTGATGCAGGACCGGACGATGATGCCGTGCGGGTCTATGCCGTGGATGGCCCCAGGGTGCGCGCCTACTGCGGCCCGGACTGCGCCCGCACCGCTCGGCAACAGCCATGGGTGGAGGCTGCCTGATGCGCCCGCTCCCTGTAGCCGTCATGCGTAGGATCATGCCGCCCGAGGTCCCGGAGATGACCGACGCCGAACGCTGCGCAGTGCTGTTAGAAGAGCTTACGGAACTGCGTGCCGTGGTTAGGCCATCTCCCGGTCAGCGTGATCGGTTGGCCGAGCTGGAGCGGCTGACGGCGAAGGCGCCGCGCCCGACGTTGTCGCTGGCCGATCTCTATGCCCGCCTGCGCCGAGAGATCGAGGCGGCCGGCGGCCAGCAGGCGTGGGCGAGGGCGCACGGCATCTCGCCGACGGTGCTCAACGACGTGCTGACCGCGCGGCGCGATCCAGGCCCGACGCTGCTCGACGCGCTCGGCCTCCGGCGAGTGGTCAGATACGCAGATGTGCGGAGTTCTGCGACATGATGGTGCTGGGTGTGGATCCGGGCTGTGAGGGCGCGCTTGCTCTGCTGCATCCGGACGGATCGCTGGCGCAGGTGCTGGATATGCCCGTCGTCTCCGTCCGGGTGGGCAAGACGACGCGGCATCGGATCGCGCCGGCGGAACTGGCGGACGCTATTCGGTCCCTGCGGCCGGATCACGTGGTGCTGGAGCACGTCACCGGCCGACCTACCGATGTGCCGACCTATGCCGGCGAGCTGTGCCGGGCCGCCGGCATTGTCGAGGGCATTGTCGCGGCGCTCGGATTGCCGATGACGCCGGTGCAGCCCCAGGCGTGGCGCAAGGCCATGGGCGTAAGCCTGCCGCCTGGTTCGAAGCCGGCGCAGCGAAAGGAAGCCAGCCGGCAGCGCGCCCTTCAGCTCTGGCCGGGCCAATCCGGCATCTTCTCCCGCAAGCTGGATGCAGACCGCGCCGAGGCCGCGCTGATCGCGCGCTGGGGCCTGTTGTGCGCTGGGCTTGGCGCGATCGCGAGGGCGGCGTGATGCGCGTATTAATCGGGTGCGAGTTTTCGGGCGTGGTGCGGCGTGCGTTCGCGGCGCTCGGGCACGATGCGTGGTCCTGCGACTTCCTCCCAGCGGAGGACCGGTCCAATAAGCACATCGTCGGCGACGTGCGCGACGTGTTGAACGACGGCTGGGACCTGCTCGCGGTGTTCCACCCGCCTTGCACGCGCCTGTGCAATTCCGGCGTGCGCTGGCTGCGCGAGCGCGGCCTGTGGGACGAACTCGACGCGGCGGCGGAGTTGTTCAGCGCGCTATGGAATGCGCCGATCCCGCGGCGGGCGATCGAGAACCCGATCATGCACCGCTACGCCAAGGAGCGCATCGTCAACTACCGGGAGCCGGCGCAGGTGATCCAGCCGTGGCAGTTTGGCCACGGGGAGACGAAGGCCACCTGCCTTTGGCTGCATGGCCTGATGCCGCTGTATCCGACCAAGATCGTGGATGGGCGTGTGGCGCGCGTTCATCGGATGTCGCCGCACCCGGACCGCTGGCGGGAGCGCAGCCGCACCTTTGAAGGGATCGCACAGGCGATGGCGAGTCAATGGGGCGGCCCTGTGGACGACGACATCGCGGTCGAGCGGAGGGCGGCATGACAGCGCGCAGGATCGTTGCGTGGTTCTCGGCTGGCGCCGCAAGTGCGGTTGCCGCGAAGCTGACGCTGTCTCGCTTCCCTGACGATGAGGTTGTCATCGCCAGGTGCATCGTGGCCAACGAGGATGCGGATAACAACCGGTTTGCGGCCGATTGTGAACGGTGGTTCGGGCGCGAAATCGTCAACCTGAGCAGCCTCGATTACGCGGACTGCTGGGAGGTCTGGCAGAAGCGCCGGTATCTCGGCGGCATCCAGGGCGCGCCGTGCACGGTGGAGATGAAGAAAGCTCCACGCCAGATCTTCGAACGCGACTGGGACCCGCACATTCAGGTGTTCGGGTTCACGGCGGAAGAGGGGGGGCGTGCGGCTCGGTTCAAGGCGCAGAACCCAGAGGTCCGGATGGCCAATGTGCTCATTGATGCCGGCCTATCCAAGGGCGACTGCATGGGGATGCTGGACCGGGCCGGGATCAAGCTGCCGGCGCAGTATGCCCGCGGGTTCGCCAACAACAACTGCACGACATGCGTCAAGGCCCGCGGGCGCGGATATTGGGCGCTGGTGCGCAAGTGCCACCCGGCCGATTTCGCCAGGATGGCGGCCCTGTCCCGTGCCATCGGCTGGACGCCGTGCCGGGACGGGAAGGGCAACCCTGTGTGGCTGGACGAACTGCCCGCGAACTATCCGCCGCAGGACGACAGCCCAGCGATCGAGTGCTCGATCATGTGCCACCTTGCAGAACAGGACATGGCGGCGTGAGCGACGTTCTCCCCATCAGCAAGCTGCGGAGCCGACGCCAGTGCCGGCGAGAGACGGACAGGCCACGGTCAGAAGCGCACCGGCGATGGGTCGCGCAGCTTCCGTGCTGCGTCCCCAGATGTGGGCGGACGGATGTCCAGGCCCACCATCTCACCTGCGCGCCGGTGCCGAAGGCCCGCGGCCTCAAGCCGGGCGACGAATGGTGCTGTCCCGTCTGCGTCCGGCATCACGATCCGAACTGGCCCGGGAGCATCCACCACTGCGGTGATGAACGGGCGTGGTGGGCAGCGCGGGGAATCGATCCGATCCCGCTGGCCACGCGTCTGTGGAGCATCAGCGTGGCCGTGGGCCGGGTGCGTGCGACCGATGCCGAGCGCCAGGCAGCGCGCGTGGTCGCGGGGGCATGGGAGGAATGGCTCTCATCCGGATATTCCCAAACAAGGCGCGCGGCGTGAGCAAAATCCGTCAATCAGCGGATCATGCAGATCCCGAGCAGAGATTCTCAGGGGGTCGCATTGCTGAACAGGCGCTCGTGAAGCATAATGGTCTGGCTTGGAAACAGGCGGGGCGTCGAGGTGGTGGAACACCTGCGACGCCCCTCACCAAGCCAGGGCTACCTACCGAAGAGGTGCCACACAATGCCGGCTGACGGCTTATTTGCATACACGCGGCCTAGGTGCAACGAAAATCCAGATTATGCCTACGATGACGCCGCCGTGGACTGTGAAGGCTATTCAGATCTAATCGCAGAACAGCTTGATCGTATCGAACGCGATGGTCCCTGCGGGATGCGCCACATCAGCGAGATCCTAAAGGACATGAAGATTTTCGGGGGCGTTCTCGGGTGAAATTCTCCGATCGAGAGATGGCGCTGATAGGGGCTGCGACCGAGCGTGATGCGGCCCTTGCTGCCCTGGTGACGCCAGAGACTGAGCAGGCGCTGCTCGGCGCGCTGCTATCGAAGGCGGAGCTTATCGAAGCCCTGCCGGCCGCGCTCGCGCCGGAGCACTTCGGGGTGCAGACACATCCCGACATCTACGCAGCAATTCGCGCCGCCGCGACGGCGCAGCCGAAGGGGCCACTGCTGCTCAGCGTAGCGCAGGTCTTCGCTGCTGATGAGGACATGAAGAAGTATATCACCAGCCTGATCAGCGCCACGGTGGGGTTGCTGCCAGACTCGGTGGCGACCTATGGCCGGATGGTGCTCGACTATGCCCGGCGCCGGCAGATCGTGGAGATCACCGAGCGCCTGCGCGTCGATGCGGCGATCAAGGAGCATGCGACCCCGGCGGATGCCCTGGTTGCGCGCGCGATGGCGGAACTGGACCGGGTTGCAGCGGCAGAGATCGGCGGCCGGCGCGCGGTATCGTTGGACGAAGCGATTGACGAGGCGATGGCTGCGGCCGAGGAAGCCACAAGGCGTCAAGGCCCATGCGGCATTTCAACCGGTATGGTGAGCGTCGATGACGTGCTCGGCGGCATGGAGCCGGGCACACTGCACGTCCTCGGCGGCCGGCCGGGCTCTGGCAAGAGCAGCCTGGGGTGGCAGTGGGCGCTCAACGTGGCCCGAGCCAAGCATGGCGTGTTGGCCATCAGTCTGGAGATGTCCGCGGCCGAGCTGGGCCGGCGGGCGCTGGCGGTTGCCTCGGGCGTGCCGATCTGGCGGATGCGCAAGGGTCAGCTTGACCAGCACCACATGAACGACCTGGTGGTGGCCAGGAAGGAACTCCGTGGCCTGCCGCTCCGGATCGAGGACGGCGGCGGCCTGACGGCGGCGCAGATCGCGCTCAAGGCCCGGCACGCGTCGCGGAAGGTGCCGCTCGGCCTGATCATGATCGATCACCTGCACATCGTCCGCCCCGAAGATGGGGACGTGCGGGCCGGCGCGACATGGGCTGTCGGGCGCATCTCGGGGGCGATGAAGCGCCTGGCGAAAGAGCATTCCTGCCCGGTCCTGCTGCTCGCCCAGCTCAACCGCATGGCAGACGGCCGCGACGATCACCGGCCTGTCATGGCTGACCTGCGGCAGTCCGGCGACATCGAACAGGACGCGGACACCGTCTCGTTCGTCTACCGCGAGGAATACTACGTCTCGAAGGCACAGCCCGAGCGCCGGGAAGGAGAGGGGGAGGAAGCCTATTCGAAGCGCATCACGGCCTGGGAGGACCGCAAGGAGCGCGCCGCCGGCCGGGCTGAACTGATCGTCGCCAAGGTCCGGGATGGCGCCACGGGTGTCATTCCGCTGCGGTTCGACGGTGAACTGACCCGTTTCGGGGAAATGGAGGCCGCGACGTGAGCAAGGCCGACACATGGATGCCTCTGCACATCGGCGCCTATCTCGCGGACACGATGCATCTGCGTGCCGCTGAGCACGGGGCTTACCTGCTGCTCCTGATGCACTACTGGCGGAACGGGCCGCTGCCCGACGACGACGCGAAGCTTTCCGGGATCGCCAGGATGTCGAGAAAGGAATGGGTCGAGATCGCGCCGACCATTCGTGAGTTCTTCACGGCTGATGCAGGCAAGTTGCATCAGCGTCGCGCTGATGCCGAGCGTGCAAAAGCGCAGCAGATCAGCAGCAAACGCGCCGACGCTGCACGCGAGAAGCACATGCAGGCAGCGCGCAAACGTGGTGCACTTGCAGAGCAAGCGGACTGCAAACCGTCTGCAAATGCACCTGCAAATGCAGAGCAAGAGCATACACACGCGCGGGTCGCGATACCTCAACAAGAACAGAAGAAAGATTCAGAGCTTCGCTCTGGCGCTGGCGCGCCGCCGGCGGAGGCGTCCCTCCCGCTCAACACCCCAGGCATTCCGGACGCGACGAAGGCGCTGTTCGAGGAAGGGGCGGAGATTGTCTGCCGCCTCACCGGCGAGGACAGGAAGGGCGCGTCCAAGCAGATCGGCGTCTTGCGCCGGCGTTGCCAGGACGATGCGCGCATTCTCGCCGCGCTCCGCGACGCCGAGGCCAAGCGGGTTGAGGCCCCGATTGCCTGGGTGACGAAGGTGCTCAGCGGGCGGCGGGAGGCTCCAGCAGGCCCGGATTGGGACACGCTGGCCGATGCCACGACCACCTACGAGGGGGAAACCTACCCGGCGGTGGAGGGGTGGGCGCTCCCGATTGCCGGCCGCCTCGTGGCTGAAGCCGCCGGCGTGTCCGGTGTCGAGGCGTTCCGCGACTGGACGCCGCTGCGGGACTGGCTGCGCGCCGGGCTCGACCTGCACGACCACATCCTCTCGGCCATCCGGCGCATCGCCAGCCGCTCCGGATACGCGCCGCCTGCATCGCTGGCGTATTTCGATCGGGCCGTGCGCGAAGCCGGCATGCGGAGAGCAGCGTGATGGCGCAATCCGAGATCGCCTGGACTCCTGTGATGGATGACGAACTCCGCCGGCAACGCCGCTGGCGGCGGGGCTGGGGAGCAGCAGCCAAGGCCATCGGGGTGAGCACTGACGAGGCATTCAAACGCGCCAGGGAGCTTGGCCTGACTACGAAAACAGCGGCTGGCCAGAATGGGCGCCCTGTTCGGGCTCTGTCGGAACGGCAGGCTGCCACCATCCGGGCCATGCGCGTGGATGGCGCCTCGTGGTTCGCCATCGGCAAGGAACTCGGCGTGCACGAGACGACGGCGCGCGTGTGGGGCAAGGATCTCGGGCTGGTTACCGCACGCGAGGCGGCGCCCGCGCCGGTCATGCCCATGGTGGTGACGCGCGGGCCATTGCCGGCAGGGCATCCGGACGCCTGGGCGCTCCTGACCGGCCGGTCCCCCGAACTCTACGAGCCGTATGCCTACCAGGACCCGGCAATGGGCACGCGCCGCCCCACAGCCGCGCGCCAGGGCGTTCCGACGCCGCCGGCCGCTACCACGACACCTGAAATCGCTGTGCCGGCCCCTGCGGCCGTCTGGAAGGAAGCAGCCTGATGGTCGCGCTGACGACACAATGGACCGTGGTCGCCCGCAAGCGGCCGGGCCGCAGGGAGTGGGAATGGCCCAACGCGGAGACCGAGGCCGGTGTGCTGGCACTGAGGGAACAGGGGGAGGCAATCACGATGCAGGAACACCGTCCGGATGGGGGATGGGACCTGAAAGCCGCGATGTTGCCGGCGTGGAAGCGTTTCGGGAGGGCGGCCTGATGCGCCGGCATAGCCGCTATGAAGGCCCGATCGATGCGGCCTATGTCGAATACCGCCTCCGCCACGCGGGGAAGACCCTCATGGCATTGCCTGACACTGGGCACAGCCCGAAACTGCGCCTCCGGTCCTTGGAGGTGATCAAGGGGGTAGAGGAACTGGTCGAGGCAGAAAGGTCAGTCCCCCGCTTCGAGCCGACCGCACACGACATCGCCATGATGGATGAGGTGTTTCCTGATTGGCTGCATTTCATTCCACAATCCAACCTTCCTATCCGCCGTGTGATCGCGCTGCGGTCCCTGGTGTCGCCGGTCACCGATCGCCATTTATGGCCATGGCGGCGCATCGGTGAGACTATGGGCACATCTCACGAAAGCGCCCGTCTATGGCACGCTCGCGGGGTTGATATGATAATCGGCGGCCTGGCGCGCGCACGGCGTGAAAGCCAACTTCCAATGGCGGCATAGATGGATGGGGTGGAGTGATCTGATGAAGCAGTGCTCAGTTTATGAATGCATCCGCATTGCCCGCGAGGATGGATTGTGTGTTGAGCACTTTAAGGTAAGGCATGGACGGCCTCCGTCAGTGGTTCGCAAATGCGACGAACCAGAAAAGAAGCGGAAACCGGAGTTCTTCAAGCGGTTTCTGCAAAAATCTGGATACGTCACAGTTCGTGTTCCGGCGAATTTCCCTGGCGCGGTCAGGATGCAGCGCGGATTCTGGTGGATCATGGAACATCGGATGGTCATGCAGAACATGATCGGCCGCCCACTCCGCATGAATGAGAACGTCCACCACAAAAACGGTATCCGGCACGACAACCGCCCCGAAAACCTGGAGCTGTGGGTCACATCGCAACCATGCGGGCAGAGGGTGAAAGATAAGCTGGCATGGGCGCGTGAATTCTTGGCAACCTACGGCACCAAGGCGGAGCGCGGCGCCATCGCGGTATCCCAGCAGCGAGCAGAAACCAAAAAGGCGGCTTGACAAAACTGGGATTTTTATTCTACTTTTTCGCTATTATAGCGCGGCACGCGCCCGGCAGGCACCCCCTGCCGGGCGTTGTCGTTTCTGGGGTCCGCTGCTCGCATCAGATGCGGGGACAGCGCGGGGTGTGCAGCCCGTGGCCGTGCTGGTCGGCCCTCTGCGCAGAAGGCAGTGCACTGCCTGCGCCGGGTGGAAGCCCCGGACACCAGCAAACCCAGCAGGAGTGCATCATGGCTTCCTTTCGGAAGGGCCAGCGCGTCAGCGTGACCCGCAAGGGCAAGACGGTCGAAGGCAAGTTCGTGGGCGAGGAAGACGCCGGCGCCGGCCGTGGCGGCGGTATCTGGATCGAGGTGGACCTCGGCGAGGGGAAGACCACCCGCGCTCGGCCGGCCCAGGTGAGCGCGGCCTGATCGGGATACCCAGCCCACAGGGGTGAGAAGGGCGCAGATCAAGGTGCCCGGAATTTCCGGGCTACTCCCTGAAGCCGGTGGAAGCCCGGCAAATACGCGCATCAGCGGATTTCTGAGAGGATACCATGCCGTCGCCCGATGGAGGCGCCCGCGCCCCCGGGCGGAAGCAGATCGACTGGGAAGCTGTGGAGCGGGAATACCGCACCGGCACGTTCTCGACCCGCCAGCTCGCCGCCAAGCATGGGTGCGCCGAGGGAGCGATCCGCTGGCACGCCAAGAAGGGCGGATGGCAGAAGGACCTCACCGAGGCGGTTCGGCGGGAGACCGATGCGCGGCTGTTGCGCGCCGACTTGCGCACGACCAACGCGCGCGAGGATGCGCAAATCGTCTCCGACGCCGCCGAGACGCGGGTTGCCGTCGTGCTGCGGCACCGGCGGTCCGTGGCGCGCGACAATGAGCGGCTGGAGAAGCTGGCTACCAAGCTGGACGCGCTGATCGAGGGCGCGGAGGGGATCGCCGGCGTCGGCGCCGCGCAGGACATCCTGGAGAGTATGGCGCGCACCCGGGCGAAGCTGATCCCGCTGGAGCGGCAGGCGTTCGGCCTGACCGACAAGGAGGCGGGGGAGGACCAGAGCGAGATCAGGACCATCCGCCGTGTCATCGTCGAGCCTGGAAATCCAGACACCACGGGTGTTCGTCCCGCTCCTGGGGCCGAAGCGGTATAAGGGCGCATGGGGCGGGCGCGGCAGTGGGAAGAGCCACTTCTTCGCCGAGGGCCTGGCCGAAAAGGCGATCCTGCAGCCCGGCCTCCGGGCCGTCTGCATCCGCGAGGTGCAGCTCAGCCTGAAGCAGTCGGTCAAGCGGCTGATCGAGGACAAGATCCAGGCCCTCGGCGTGAGCCGTATGTTCCGCTCCCTTGAGACCGAGATTCGGACGCCGGGCGGCGGCCTGATCATCTTCCAGGGCATGCAGAACCACACGGCCGACAGCATCAAGTCGCTGGAAGGCTATGACGTGGCATGGGTGGAGGAGGCGCAGGCCCTTTCGGAGCGCAGCCTCCGCCTGCTGCGGCCGACCATCCGCAAGCCCGGGTCTGAGCTGTGGTTCTCCTGGAACCCGGAAAGCCCCGCCGATCCGGTTGACGAACTGCTGCGCGGGCCGAACGCGCTCGGCCCGGACATGGCCGCCGTCGTCCAGGCGAACTGGCGCGACAACCCGTGGTTTCCGGCCGTTCTGGACGAGGAACGCCGGACCGACCTCGCGCGCCGGCCGGACGAGTATGACCACATCTGGGAAGGCGGATACGTCACCATCTCGGATGCGATCATCTTCCGCGGCAAGGTGGCCGTGGAGGCATTCGAGACGCCGCCGGATGCCAGGTTCTTCCACGGGGCGGACTGGGGCTTCGCGACCGATCCGACCGCCTTGGTGCGGTCCTTCATCCGCGACGACTGCCTGTTCGTCGACCAGGAGGCATTCGGACACGGGACCGAGATCGACGCCCTTCCGGCGCTGTTCGATCGCATTTCCACCGCCAGGCAGTGGCCGATCAAGGCCGACAGCGCGCGGCCCGAGACGATCAGCTACGTGGCGCGGCAGGGATTCCGGATCAGCGCCGCCGACAAGTGGCAGGGGAGCATCGAGGATGGCATCGCCCACCTGAAGGGCTTCCGCCGGATCGTCGTGCACCCTCGTTGCGAGCACATCGCCAGGGAGTTCCGCCTCTACAGCTACAAGGTGGACCCCAAGACTGAGGACGTGCTGCCCATCATCGTGGACAAGCACAACCACGGCATAGACGCGCTGCGCTACGCCCTGGACGGCTACATCAAGCGGCGCGCACCCGCCAAGACTGAACCGCTCCGCCTGTAGGATCGCGCATGCTCACCGACGATGTCCGTAAGCCGTCCCCCCAGGTCTTGGAGATGGCCGAGGACTGGGAGCTGATCGATGCCCTGATGGGTGGCACCAAGGCGATGCGGAAGGCCGGGAAGCGCTTCCTGCCGCAGTGGCCGGCCGAGGATGACGTCAGCTACAAGGCCCGGCTGGCAACGGCGACGCTGTTCCCGGCCTACGCCCGCACCGTATCGGTCCTGACCGGCAAGCCGTTCAGCAAGCCGGTGACGATCGGTGAGGACGTGCCGCCGCGCATCGTCGAGTGGCTGGGCAACGTGGACCTGCAGGGGCGGAACCTGCACACGTTCGCGGCCGAGGTGTGCGCCGACGCGCTGGCCTACGGTCTGTGCGGCATCCTGGTGGACTGCCCGCCGAGCAACGGCGCCAGGACCGTGCAGGATGAGCGCCAGGCCGGCATCCGCCCCTACGCGGTGCACATCCGGGGCCATCACATCCTTGGCTGGCGCGACGAAATGCGGGGTGGCGCGCGGGTCCTGACCCAACTGCGTCTGCTCGAATACGTGCATGAAGACGATGGACCGTTCGCCAGCAAGGCGGTCGAGCAGGTCCGTGTCCTGGAACCGGGCCGATGGGCGGTCTACCGCAAGCAGCGGTTGGAGAACGGCGCCGAGACGTGGGCCATCCATGACCAGGGCGTCACCACCCTCCCGGTGATCCCGTTCGTGCCGGTCTACGGGCTGCGGTGCGGCTTCATGATCGGCCGTCCGCCGATGCTGGAACTGGCGCACGCCAACGTGGAGCACTGGCAGTCCAAGTCTGACCAGCAGACCATCCTCCATGTCGCGCGCGTGCCGCTGCTGTTCGCCAAGGGCTTGGGGGACGCCCAGATCACGGTCGGGGCCAACTCGTTCGTCCAGACCGGTGCCGAGCACGCCGACCTGAAATACGTCGAACACTCCGGCGCGGCGATCGAGGCCGGCCGGCTGTCGCTCCTGGATCTCGAGGACCGGATGCGCCAGGTCGGCGCCGAGTTGTTGGTGATCAAGCCCGGCAACACGACCGAGGTGCAGACGATCGCCGATAACGAGCAGGGCATGTGCGACCTGCAGCGCATCATGCAGGCGGTGGAGGACAGCCTCGATACCGCCCTGGGCCTGATGGCGCAGTGGGTGGGTGAAAAGGAGGGCGGGCACGTCTCGATCTACCGGGACTTCGGCGCCGCCACCCTGGCCGAGGCATCCGCCAGCCTGCTGTTCCAGATGCGGAGCGTCGGTGCGCTCTCGTTCGAAACGCTGCTCTCCGAGCTGAAGCGGCGGGGCATCCTGTCCCCGGATATCGACATCGAACAGGAAATGGCGCGCGCCAAGGCCGACGCGCCGAAGACGGTCGCGACGGAAGAAACCGTCCGGCCGTAGCCGATAGCTGCCTGGCAGGTGCCGGCGGCGCACCGGGGCGGATGCCCCTTCATCGGGCCGGATGGCCCTGAAAGCGACTCATGAAGCTGAAGCTGACCGCGGACGGTCACGCCGTCGTGCAGGACGGAAAGCCCGTCTATGTGGCCGATGACGGCAAGGAAATCGCGTTCGACTACACCGCCACGCTGGCGACCATCTCCCGCCTGAACGGCGAGGCGAAGGGCCATCGGGAGCGCGCCGAGGCGGCCGAGGGCAAGCTGAAGCTGTTCGAAGGGATCGAAGATCCCGAGGCGGCCCGCAAGGCGCTCGGCACCGTGGCCAACCTGGACGCCAAGAAGCTGATCGACGCCGGCGAGGCGGAGCGCGTCCGCACCGAGGCGATCAAGGCGGTGGAGGACAAATACCGCCCGATCGTGAAGGAGCGCGACGGCCTGCAGGCCGCGCTGGTGGACGAGAAGATCGGCGGCGCCTTCAGCCGCTCCAAGTTCATCGCCGACCGTCTGGCGATCCCCGGCGATCTGGCGCGCGCCGCCTTCGGCTCGGCTTTCGCCCTGGAGGACGGAAAGATCGTCGCCAAGGACCGCGCCGGCAATCGCATCTACAGCCGCGCCCGCCCCGGCGAGGTGGCCGATTTCGACGAGGCCCTGGAATCGCTGGTGGACGCCTACCCGCACCGGGACAGCATCCTGAAGGGCACCGGCGCGTCCGGCAGCGGCGCGGCGGGATCGGGCGGCACCGGTGGCGCGGGGCGGCGCACCATCACCCGGGCACAGTTCGACGCCCTGGAGCCGGCCGCGAAAATCTCGGCCGCCAAGGACTGCGCGATCGTCGATTGACGGTCGCCTGACTGACTGTCCGACGCCTCGGATGGGGGTCGGAGTAGGGGCCGGATGGCCCACGGTTCACATCTGATCCCCAACAGGAGCCTGTCTTGGCCAACACCCTGACCAACCTGATCCCGACCATCTACGAGGCGATCGATATCGTCTCCCGTGAGATGGTCGGGTTCATCCCCGCCGTCACCCGCAACGCCTCGGCCGAGCGTGCGGCGCTGAACCAGACGATCCTGGTGCCCATCACCCAGGCGCAGACCGCGGCGGACAACACCCCGGCCGTGACGCCGCCGAACACCGGCGACCAGACGGTCGGCAACGTCGCCATGACCATCAGCCGGTCCAAGCACGTGCCGATCCGCTGGAACGGCGAGGAACGCGTCGGCCTGCAGTCCGCCGGCACCTACCAGACCATCATCGGTCAGCAGTTCCAGCAGGCGTTCCGCACGCTGGTCAACATGATCGAGGCCGACCTGTGGGCGGCGGCCTACCAGGGCGCGTCCCGTGCCTATGGCACCGCCGGCACCACGCCGTTCGGCACCAGCGGCGACCTGTCCGATATCGCCCAGGTGCGCCGCATCCTGGATGACAACGGCGCGCCGCAGACCGACCTGCAGCTCGTGCTCGGCTCGGCCGCGGTCGCCAACCTGCGCGGCAGGCAGAGCCTGCTGCTGAAGGTCAACGAAGCCGGAAGTGCCGGCCTGCTGCGGCGCGGCTCGATCTCGGAAATGCCCCTGGAAGGCTTCGAGCTGCACAATAGCTACGCCATCCAGACCGTCACCAAGGGCACCGGCGCGAGCTACGTCACCTCGGGCGCGACGGCGCCGGGCGTGAGCAGCGTCGCCCTGGTCACCGGCTCCGGCACCGTGCTGGCCGGCGACATCGTCACCTTCGCGGCCGACACCGCGAACAAATACGTGGTCAACTCCGGTGTCGCCGCGCCGGGGACGATCACCCTCGGCGCCCCGGGTGCGATGGTCACCATCCCGACCGGCAACGCCCTGACGGTCGGCGGCAACTACACGCCGAACGTAGCCTTCAGCCGATCGGCCATCCAGCTCATCGCCCGCATGCCGGCGCGGCCGGAGGGCGGGGACATGGCCGAGGACGTGATGACGGTGACCGATCCCGTGTCGGGCCTGTCGTTCGAAATCAGCGAATACAAGCAGTTCCGGCAGACCGCCTATCACGTCGCCATCGCCTGGGGCGTGGCGAACACGAAGCCGGCCCACACCGCCATCCTGATCGGGTGACGCATGGCTGCGAGTGACGGCCGGGGGCGGAAGCGCTCCCGGTCGGCGCCGTCTCAGGAGGAACCGATGTCCGATACCACCCCGCCGGTCCCGGCCGCCGCCGATCCGGCACCCGATCCGAACGCCGGCTTGATCGAGGTGGCCAAGGAAGGCGCCCGCCTGTGGGTGCATCCGGACACCCTGAAGGCCCATCTCGCCGCCGGCTGGCGGCACGCCTGATGGCCCTGACGGCGCAGCAGATCGCCGACACCCGCCACTACATGGGCTACTCGGTGGCGGGCGACGACGCATCCCGCCCATGGCGTGAACTGGCGTATTCGAACGTCAGCTACATGGGCCTGTCGCTGGATTACCGGCTGGCGCACCTGTCGGCGGAGGAAGAGGCACGGCTGACCGGGTTCTTTCTGGTCAACCTCGCCGCGCGTGAGCAGGAGATCCAGGACGCGGCGGGGAACCTGGACACCGCGGCGGCGGCGGTGTGGACCCACAACCTGAACGAGATCACTGACCGGCGCGCACTGTTCAACGCCCTGCGGCTGGAGCTGTGCCGCTTCCTCGGCTTCCCGCCGGGATCGGGGCTGCAGCAAGCCGGGAACAAGCTGATCCGGTCATAGAGGAGGTTTCATCATGGGCGGCATCCCGGACGGCGCGGCAAACAAGATCACCGGCACATTCACGGCCGCAGGCGCGGCCGACAAGTCGGTCGCATGCAGCGGTCGCTTCAACGTGTCCATCTGGGGCACCTTCGTCGCCACCGTCGTGATCGAGCGCAGCTTCGATGGCGGCTCGACGTTCCTGCCGCTCTCGACCGACGCCTACGGCACTGCTGTCGCCCTGACCGTGCCGTGCTCGCTGGTCATCGATGAGCCCGAGGCCGGCGTGATCTACCGCCTTCGCTGCACCTCCTGGACCTCCGGCTCCGTGAACTGGCGCATCAGCCAGTAGGCACCATGCTGATCCGCTCCCCCATCCGCAGCCCGGTCCGGGCGCCGATCCGATCGGCGTTCGGCGGCGTGTCCAACCGTCCCGACGCCCTCCTCGACGACCCCACCTACCAGTCCGTCCACCTCATCGACGACCCGCTGACCGGCGCCCTCCGCGCCTGGGACAACGACCCGGTCAGTGCCGATCACGTCGGGCGCATCTCCTGGGCGCGCGGCATTTCGATCGCCGCAGGCCCGATCAACACGAGCGGCTATTCCCGCCTCGACGCCATTTTCGATGACCCGCTGAGCGGCACTGTGAAGTGGAGCTGGACATGAGCCTGATCGATGCTCGATTTGCCGATATCTGGGATTTCAGCAACGGCAACACTTGGGATTTCGATTCCAGCGGCGTGCTGAACCAGTACGGCCCGAACATGCCCAGCCAGGGCTATGAATTCGACTCTGGCTCGGGGCTGTGGGTGCCGGCGGGGCGGGCATTTTACGGGCAGATTACAAACGCTGTCCGGAATCCCCGCTGCGAGGGGGCGGCTGTCGGATCGCCGGGAACGGGACCCCTAAATTGGACCATCCCTGTGGGAGGTTCTCGTCAAATAGTCTGGCAGGGCATAGAAAACGGCGTCCCATGTTTTGACGTCAAATGCACGGGGGTTGCCGGAGGAACAACAGGGGTTGACGCTCTCGCATTAAACTTTTCCATGGATACTGCAGGAACACCAACAATTACAGGAGATGTATTCTCGTCATCTATATTTATAAAACTCGTTGATGGCGTGCTACCAGGAAGGGTAGTTTTAGGTACAGCTACTACTGATAGCAGCACCGGGACAACTGACTACAAAGTTATCACAGTAATTAATCTCGGTGACGATGCATCTAGGCTAAAGCGGTATTCCACACTTCCAGTAGTATCAAAAACCGGCAACCTTACTTCGCAGCAAACTTTGTGGGTGTACACCAAAGGCGGAGATACGCTTAACTTCACTATGCGGTTTGGCGCTCCGGTGTTCTCCAAGACACCATTCCTGCCCCCTGTTATTCTCCCACCTGTCGGCGCCCCCGCTCAAAGCACCCGCCTCGGCGACAACGCCTCCATGAAAGCCGCCGCCTACGCCCAGACATTCGGCGCCGGCCAGCGCGGCACCGGCATCATGCAAGCGCGGGTCGATGCGATCCCGCCGGCCGGCAGTTACGCGCCGCTGTTCTGCGTCGGCAGTGACGCAAACAACTGCCTCACGCTCTATGTCGGCGCCGACGCGAAACTGCACGCCAAGGCTATCATCGGCGGCACGCAGCTCGGCGAGGCGGTGAGCGCCGGCACCGTGACCGCCGGTACGGCATTCGCGGGCGGCTTGCGCTGGTCCGAGGCAGGCTATGCGCTGGTGCTCAACGGTGCGGACCCAGTCGGCGTGACCGCGACGCTGCCGGCGCTGTTCGGCCTGCTGCCGGGCCGGGATTACGCCGGCTACTACCTCAACGGCAGGCAAAGGCCGACCGGGTTCTGGGGCCGGCTGCTGAGCGATTCCGACCTGAAAGCGAAGTGCGTTGTGGGAGGCGTCTATGCCTGAGTGGCACACAACCCGCCTGCGCGCGACGGACGACGCCGCGCTCTGGGCATCTCTCCGCGCTGCTGGCCTCGTGCGCGATGTCGTCAACGCGCTCGGCGTGACGGTCACCGTGGCCGCGAACGACAGCGTGCGCATCGACCCGATCCCCGTGGTGACGCGAGAGACCGGCGAGACGACGACCGACGCGGACGGCAACACGGTGCCGGTGACCGAGCCGGTGCCGGGGGCGCACTGCAATGTCTACTCGCTGGAGCCGCTGAGCGACGCAGTGCTGGCGGTGCTGCCGGTGGTCAATCCCGAACCCACAACTCCCGTGAGGATAGCCGCCTGATGGCTGTTCAATATTCCGTCGCGGTCCGCAATGCCCGCGCCGACGCGATCGAGGCAACGATCGGCACCGCGCCGAAACTCCAACTCCGATCCGGAGCGCCGCCATCGAACTGTGCGGCGGCGGATTCCGGGTTGCTGCTGGCCGAGTTCGTCTTGCCGAGCGACTGGATGACCACGGCGGCGAGCGGTCAGAAAACCATGAATGCCGTCACGCCGGTTGCTGCTGTCGCAAGTGGAACGGTGGCGCATTATCGGATCAAGGACTCCACCGGCGCCACCTGCCACGAGCAGGGCACTGCCGGGGTTGCGGCCAGCGGCCCTGATCTGGTGGTGGACAACCCCGCCGTCGTGGCCGGGCAGACGGTGAGCATCACGGGCTGGACGATCGTCGAAGCTGGAGCCTGATCTATGCAGACGATCGCCGTTTCGCGGACGACCGTCGCGCCGGCGGTGGCGGCTGCGGCGGCGGTCAGGGTTGGTCTGAACTGCGCGCGGACGACAGCGGCGCCAAGCCGAGTGGCGACTGCCAGTGCGCCGGCGCGGCTCTCGCTGACGCGCATGAACCCCGTGCCGAGCGTCGCCGCGGCGGGTGCTGGGCGGGTGTCGGCCACCATGAACCGCGTCATGGCTGGGCCGACTGTGGCCGCAGGGACGGCGGTGGCGATCGCGGTTTCGGTCGCTCGGGTCACTGCCACGCCCGTCATTCAGGCCAGGGCCAGCGTGCCGCGTCTGCCGGCCGGCGCGCGGTTACAGGCCAAGATCAGCAAGGCATATGGCATCGCCGCGTCCAAGATCGGGCAGCCCTACGCCATGTATCGGCCGGCGAGCGCGACGGCGCCGATGGCGGCCCAGGCCGGGACCGTGGCCGCCGCATTCAAGCCGATGGGCAAGGCATTCGGCGCCCCGAACACCCCGCAGAACCCCTGGTTCGACGGGCACATGGACCTATCGGTGGTGCAGCGGGGGGACGTGCTGGTCGGGCCGGGCGGGACCTTCTTCATCTGGCAGATGGTCCCCTTGGGGGCGACGCTGTGCGTGCAGTGCAACGCCACGGTGACGGTATCCCGGCCAGGCCAGCCGGCGACCGGGGACGACTACTACGGCGGCAACGCCACGGCGGACGAGGTGGTCCTGATGTCCGGCTGGCCGGCCAGCGTGCTGCAGGGAACCAAGGGTGAGCGCGGGGACCTGTCGCTACCCTCCGATGTCAGGATGCCCTGGAAGACGATCCTCCTGCCGGCCTGGACCGGCGCGCAGATCCGGAACGGCGACATCATCACCACGGCGGAGGATCGCCCCATGCGCTACGTCGTGTCCGGGGCCGAGCTGACGGACGGCTGGCGCATCTCGGCGGCCCTGGCGGTGGCCTGATATGGCCGACCTTGCGGGGGTAGAGCGGGCGCTGGTGGCGCAGGTCGCCACGGCGCTGGCACTTGGTGACGGCTACCGGGCCGGCGCGCTGGTGGCGAGCACCGGGGCGGGGCTGAAGGTGCGGGCCTACCGGGGCTGGCCCACCCCTGACGCGCTCGACGCCGACATTCTCGCCGGCGCGGCGCATGTGTCCGTGTTCTCGGACCCTGGGATGGGGCGGAACACGACGCGCTACCAGGATGCCTGGCATCCGGGGGCGACCGTCACGCCGACGCTGACGGTGAGCGTGGCGGGCTCCGTGGTGACCTTCGGCGGCGCCGGCGGGGCAGGGCAGGTGGCCGGGATCCAGGTCGGGCACGGCACCACCTGGACCGCCTACGCCTACCGGCTGACGGCGGCGGACACGCCAGCGACGGTGGCAGCGGCCTTCGCGGTGAAGGTCCTGGGCTCGAGCGCGGCAGGGCCGGTCCTGACGATCGCCACCAACGCCGAGGTGCAGGCCCGCGTCGTGGCGGATCAGCCGGCATGGATGGAGACGCGCCGGCAGGCCCAGGTCATCCGGGTTACGACCTGGTGCCCGTCGCCAGCGGCGCGCGATGCCGTGGCGGGGGCGGTGGACAACGCGCTTGCCCGGGTCCGATGGCTCCCTCTGGGGGACGGCACCTCCGCCCGGCTGATCTATCGGGGCACGTTCGTGACCGACGCGACCGGCAAGGACCGGATCTGGCGGCGCGACCTCCGCTACGAGGCAGAATACCCGACCACCTACGTCGAGGCGCGACCGGAATGCCTGTTCGTGCCCATCCACGTCGCGCTGAACGGCGCACAGACCATCATCATCGGGCCGGAAGCGGCCTAACCAGGGAACAGCATGGCATACCATCTCGTGGTGACGACGCCGTTCGGCGATCGCCAGCGTGGCGACACGATCACTGATCAGGCGGAGGTGGCGCGCATCCTCGCCGGTGAGCAGGCGGACAAAGTGGTCAAGGTCCAGGTGCCGGTCGAGACGCCGGCCGCGGTGCAGGAGGGCTGAAGCATGCCGATCGTGCAGCAGGGAAGCATCAACACGACGGCCCTGGTGGTCCCGGACTTGTATGTCCAGATCGTCCCGCCGCAGAACCTGGTGCTGAACGGCGTCCCGACCAACGTCGTGGGCGTGGTCGGCACCGCGAGCTGGGGGCCTGTCGGCAAGCCCGTCATCATCGGCACCATGGCCGACTATGCCGTCGCCTTCGGCCCGGTGATGAACCGGAAATACGACATGGGCACCCAGGTGGCGACCGCCGTCCAGCAAGGCGCGTCGAACTTCCGCTGCGTGCGCGTGTCCGATGGCACCGATACGGCGGCCGTCCTCTCGCTGGGGACCACCTGGCTGACGCTGACCGCGATCTACACCGGCAGCCGCGGCGGCAGCATCGTCGCCACCTGGGGGACGGGCAGCAAGGCCAACACCAGCAAGCTGACCATCGCGCTGCCCGGCCAGGTGCCGGAGGTGTTCGATAACCTGGGCGGCACCGGGAATGCGCTCGCGGTCGCCGCAGCGGCGGCGATCAACAACGGCCAGAGCGCGCTGCGCGGCCCGTCGCAGCTCGTGACCGCGACGGCCGGCGCCGGCACCACGGCCCCGACCGCCGGCACGACCTCGACCGTCACCACCCAGGGCACGGACGGTGCGACCACGATCACGGCCGCCGTCCTGGTCGGCGTCGATACCATCCCCCGCAAGGGGATGTATGCCCTGCGCGGGCAGGGCTGCAGCATCGGTGTCCTGGCAGATGCGGATGACACCACGCAGTGGACCACGCAGGCAGCGTTCGGCCTGGCCGAGGGCGTCTACATGATCGTCTGCGGCCCGTCCGGCGACACGATCAGCAACGCCGTCACAACCAAGAACACGGCGGGCCTGGACAGCTATGCGGTCAAGGTCATGTTCGGCGACTGGATCTACTGGAACGATCAGGTCAACGGCGTGCTGCGGCTGGTCAGCCCGCAGGGCTTTGTGGCGGGCCGGCTGGCGAACCTCTCGCCCGAGCAGTCCAGCCTGAACAAGCCGCTCTATGGCGTCGTGGGCAGCCAGAAATCCGGCGCACCGGGCAGCGGGCAGGCCACCACCTACAGCTCGGCCGAGCTGCAGACGCTGTTCCAGGCCGGCATCGACGTGATCGCCAACCCGCAGCCCGGCGGCAATTTCTGGGGCGTGCGGTGCGGGCACAACTCGTCCAGCAACGCCGGCACCAACGGCGACAACTATACGCGCATGACCAACTACATCGCCGCGACGCTCGACGCCGGCATGGGCGATTATGTCGGGCGGGTGATGTCCGATGACTGGTTCCGCAATGTGAAGGCGACGCTGGACGCGTTCTGCACCAACATGCGCGGCCAGGGCATGATCGCCGATTATGGCGTGATCTGCTCGCCGCCGTCCGCGGCGAACACCAACAATCCGCAGTCGCGCGTGTCCCTCGGCTACGGCCAGGCGGATGTCCAGGTGCAATACCTGTCCATCAACGAGAAGTTCATCGTCAACGTGGAAGGCGGCCAGACGGTGCAGATCGTCCGGCAGAGCGCGGCGTAAGGGGGGCTGCACATGCCGATTGTCAATACAGGCGTCGGGGATTTCAACGTCGGCCGCGACTGCACCATCGTCATGGTGGGGCCGTTCGGGCGCGTGGATTTGCCGAACATCACGGGGTTCGATGCCCGCCCTGGATACGCGCAGGTTCACGTTGACCGCCTGGACGGGACACAGCTTCACGCGGCTCTGCCGAAGGGATGGAACGGCAGCATCGATCTGGAACGCGCCGGCCCGTCCGTTGATGATCTCATGGCCCTGATCGAGCTGGGTTGGTTCACGACCGGGCGGGTGAGCAACGGCAGCATCTATCAGTATATCCAGGAGCCGGATGGATCGCAGTCCACCTACCAGTTCGACAACGTGAGCTTCTGGATGGAGGACAGCGGCCGCTGGCAGGGCGACACCAGCGTGAAGCAACGCCTTGCGTTCAGTGCCAACCGCCGGCGGAAGGTGTAAGCCATGGTCGAGACCACCACTGTTGACGGCAAGCTGGTCGCCACGGACAAGAACGGGCGCAAGTATACCCTGCGCCCGCTCGGTCCGGAGAACGTCTTCGACATCCTCGAGGCGGCCGGAGAGCAGTCCACCAACCGCGGTCTGCTGGCGTTCATGGGGCCGGCGTTTTCGGTCGAGGCGATCGACGGTGTGCCGGTTCCCATGCCGAAGACGCTTCGCGATGCGCGCGCGCTCGTCGTCAAGCTCGGCGCGGCGGGGATGGAAGCTGTCAGGGCGGCCCTGGAAATGGATGCCTCTGCCGAGGTGGACGAGGCCGCCGCAAAAAATTGAGCCGGCACCCATCTACCTGGGAGGTTCTTTACCTCCTGGGGAAAGGGGTGCCGTGGGACGTGATCATGCAGATGTCTGCCACGCGGCGGCTCGGGTTCGTCGTCGCCGCTCGGGAGATGTCTGGCAAGGAGCGGTTTGACTGGACCGCTCAGAAGTGGGTGGAGGTTTCATGAAGACGTTCGGCAGCCTCGGAGCATTCCTCGCCCACCTCGCGACGCTGCCGGCGGCTGTCCATGAGGCCCAGAAGGAAGGGTTGAAGGCCGGCGCCAAGGTCGTGGAGCGCGAGGCCAAGGAAGAAATCGGGCGCTACCAGCCGGCGGCCGGCCCCTTCCCGGCATGGGATCGGCTCTCCACGGCCACGCTGGACGGGTTCAATCATCCACAGGCAGGGCATATCAAGGGCAAGCGCGAACTCGGCTATGCCCCGCCTGACAACCCGCTGCTGAGGGAGGGGCACCTTCGGGAAAGCATCTCTTCCGGACTGGAGAACGACCATACGGCCATTGTCGGCAGCGACGATGAAGTGGCGCTCTGGCAGGAGATGGGCACCCCGAACGCCCTCTACCCGATCCCGCCGCGCTCGTTCCTGGGGCGCGCAGCGTTCGTGAAGGGCGATGAGGTCGCAGAGGCAGTTGGCGGCCGTGTCGTGTGGGCACTCCGCGGGCTTCCGAGGCGGAACGACTAGAAGAAGAGGGTGGCGCACCAGAATCGGTGACCACAGCATGGGCACCGGACGTGACCCGCACGCCACTGCGGCAGACGAAGGCCGGTGCCGCAGCTCGGGCACCTCCGGATGACGCGCCGCGGTGGCTTCGGTGTCGGCGCGACTGGTTCTGGGACACCGAAAAGCCGATCTGCACTGCCGAGTTGGTCGGGATGAAGCAGCAGGACGCCAGTCTGGGCCGCAAGAGCGCGGGCGCTTGTGGTGAAGCCCGAGCTGGCCACGACGGCGGCGCGGTGAGCGCCATGATAGGCGACTGCGGCGTATGCCTCCTGGACGGCCCGGTTGCCGACCGGGGCCGTGTAGAGCTTGCACTGCAGCACGATCCGGACACCGGCCTTGGTGGCAATCACGTCCGCGCCCTGGTCGCCTGATCTGCCAACGCAACGCGCACACCAGCCGAGTGCCGACAAAATGGCGGCGCACTCTGCCTCGAACTGCGCCGGCGTGCTGCGGGCTGCAGGTCTCTCGTTCTCGAAGAAACTGGCGTCCATCTGTTGCGGGTGATGCTCGATGTCGATGGTTGAAGCCTACAGAGTTGGGATCACCCTCCTGCTCGACAGCAATGTCCCCCGAGAGGTGGGCGTGCTGTCCAGGGCATTCACGGAACTGGACCGCATCATAAAGCGGACTCAGATATCCGTAAACGAGTTGGCGGCCGGCATGCGCGGCCTCAACCGGGTAGGGCAGAGCGCTGCCGCGGCGTGGTCCCAGGCTGCCGCTGCAATGGAGCGGGCTGCCAATGCGGCGCGTCGCGCCGGTTCCGCGATGCCGATGCCTGGCGCCGGCGGTTACGCCGGTGGGGCTGCAGGGGCAGGGGGCGCTTCTCCACCATCTTCCGGGGGCGCACTGGTGCCGCTTGCTGGTGGGGCATTGGCAGGGGCCGCGGCTGGGGGCATTTTCGCTCGGTTCGGCGGAGGAGGCGCGATCCCCCCAGGGGGCACGCCGCCATTGGCGTTGCCGGGGCCAGGTGGCATTCCGCTCAATCCGCGTTTCAGCCCGGGATGGAAGGTTCCAAGGGTTGGTGAATACGACTACCTGCACGCTGGCATTGCGGCGGGGATGGCCGGGGGCGGCATCATGGCCGGGCTGCGGTCGGCCCTGGAGCAAGGCGCTGATGTGGCGCACCTGCAGGCCATTCTCGGCACGGACAAGCGGTTGCACCCGGACGCGCTCAAGGCAGCCCTGAACGTCGCATATTTTGCCACGCAGAAGGCCCCCGGATCGACGCTCGCCGGGAATATGGGGGCACTGATCGATCTGAAGACGGTCACCGGCGACATCGGCGAAGCCATGCTGATGCTCCCGGCGTTCGCTGAGCTGTCTACGGTGCTGAACACCGTTCAGAAGACGCGCACTGGCCGGGATGAGCCAGTTTACGCTGCGGCCAAGGCGCTTGAGATCCTCGGCAAGCTAACCGATGAGGTGACGGACCCGAAGACGGGCAAGAAGCGTGTCGAGTTCCACCCGCAGAACCTAAACAAGCTGCTCAGCAATATCGCCCGCGTCGATGTGGCGACTGGTGGCCGCGTTGATCCCGCCGAGATCCTGGCGTTTGCCAAGATGGGCGCTGTCCCAGGGATGATGATGTCGGACGAGTTCCTTTGGGAAATCGCCCCGGCCATGATCCAGGTCATGGGTGGCTCGCGGTTCGGCACCGCGATGATGTCCATGTTCCAGGTGGTCGAAGGCGAGCGTATGACCGCCAAGACCTATGATGCGCTTGCGAAGATCGGCCTCGCGAAGCAAGACCCGCATACAAAGGTAGTAGTAGACCCGAAAACGGGGCGCTCCAAGCGGACACGCGAGCAGGTCACGACGGAAGGCGTCTACGACAAGGAAATGATGTTCTCCAATACGCTCGAATGGGTTCGTAAAGCCCAGGAGAGGATGGAGAAAGCCGGCGTCCACGGCATTGAGGCGCAGATCAGGGCGCTCTCTGGGCCGGCGGCTCAAAGATCAACTTATGCTCGGCTTCTGGCTGATTTTCTCAAGGATATGCCAGCCATTGAAAAGGAGGCTGCGAACACCCGCAATGTTCGTCCAGACCTTCCGAAATATCTTCAGGCCAATGATCCAAAACTGAAATTCGCGGCTTTCCAGGCATCTCTGGAAAAATTCCTAGCGATGCTGGGCGGACCACTTATGGATCCGGCCATCAAGATGCTCGATTCTCTCACAGACAAGTTGAACAAGATTGCCGATTGGGAGAAGGAGCATCCACGCCTGACCGAGCTGGCAGGAACAGGGGGAGGCTACCTTGGTGCGGGACTGCTCGGCCTGATGGGACTGAGCATCGGTTCGTTCTTCCTCAGGCCGGGGGCGCGCGTGCTCGGGAAGATGGCAAGCCTCGCGGCTCCGGGTCTGTTCGCCGGGGGCGCCGCCACAACTGGGGCGGCAGGCGCCGCGGCCGCCATTCCGCAGCTTGCCCTTGTCGGCGGCACGGCCTGGGGCATCGGCAGTGCACTGGACTGGGGGCGCGAAAAGCTCGAGGAAGCGATCTGGGGCAAGACCTACGTCGAACTCCGGAAAAAGCTGGAGGCCGAGCGTGCTGAGCGGGCCAAGCGTGAGATCGGGAACATTGGCTCCTGGATCTTCGGCAATGGCTCAGTAGGCGGAATCGGCCGGCTGCTGTTCGGAGAGGCCACGCCAGCGCACGCGGCGACGCAGGGGCCGGTTCCCGTGACCGTCGTGCGATCTGGTGGGGTTGGTGAAACGCAGGAGGCGATCCCTGTGAAGGTCGCGCCCGATAGCGCCGATGCCCTGTCCAGGCAGGTGGCCGAGGCCGTTAAGCATGGGCTGGAAGGGGTGGGGGTCTATCTCGACGGGCGAGAAGTCGGGCGCATCGTCGCGCGTGCCATCGCAGACAACATGAATCGCGCTCCATCCGGCCCGGCTTCACCAGACATCCGCATCAATCCGTGGGGTGGTCAGTAATGGATATCACTGGCCTGATCGGCCGCGTTGACGCCGCGGCCTCCATCCTCTTCGGGGGTGATGGGGCCGTCATGCTTGGGGACTTCACCTTCCAGGATTACGAGGTGCCCGAGCGCATTTGCTGGCCTCGCCAGCAACAGCTTGTCGTGCATCGGTTACCCGGTGGGAACCGGGTGATCGATGCCATGGGGCCGGATCCGGGGGAGATCGCCTGGTCCGGGTTCATGCTCGGGCCGGACGCGTCGGATCGGGCGCGCGAGCTGTCCTGGATGTGCGATGCCGGCGACGCGGTCCCTCTCTCCTGGGGAGATCATGTCTACACGGTGGTGATCGGCACTTTCGTGCCGGACGAGGGCTTCCACCGGGTCGATTACCGGATCACCTGCACGGTCTTGCAGGAGGAAGTGGCCGAAGCCGATCCGGGATGGCTCGACGGGATCAAGAACGACATCAACGAGACGCTCGGGTTCGACATCTTCGCCGCCGGCTCGGCGGCGCTCGGCGCGGCGCAGAAGGTGGCCGGGCTCGCCGCGGCGGTGACGGGCGGCAGCAGCGCGGCCGTGAGCGCCCTGTCCACCGTCAGCGCCGTCAGCGGCGGCGTGTCGCTGGCCTCCGGGGCAGTGTCCAAGATCGCGTCGGCCGTGGACGGAGCCAGGAGCATCCTGTCTGCCTCGGACGGCGGGATCGCATCCATCGCCGCTGCGGCGCCGTCCGGGGGGCTGATCGGTTCCGTGGCCTCGCTGGCGCGGGCGGCGAACCTGTCCGGGGTGTCTGCGCAAGCGGCTGGGGCGACTGGTTACCTCGGCCGGGCCGCGCGGAACGCAGCATCTGGGGGCTGACATGCGCACCATCACCGTCATCGGCGGCAATCTGTTCCGGATCGCCGCTGACTACCTGCGCGATGCGACCCAGGCGACGCGGATCGCGGAGGTGAACGGCCTGTCCGATTTCGTGCTGTCCGGGCAGGTTACGCTTCGCATCCCGAATGCGGATCCGTCCGCTGCCGGCGGGGTGCCGGATCAGTCATGAGCGGCACGAACGGGCCTCCGGCCGCGGGCGTTCGAGCGCCCAGGCTGCTCATCCTGGCCAACGGGGTGGAACTGCCGGGCGCGGTATCGGCGGACGTGGAGCAGAACAGCGCCTATCAGGCGGACAGCTTCCGGGCCGAGATCACGCTGAACGCGCCCGGTGGCCAGACCGCGGCGTGGTGGGCAGACCAGCCCACGTTGCTGTTGGATATCCGGGTCAGCATCGACGGGGGGAACGCCTGGACATCGCTCATCCAGGGGCAGGTCGAGCACCTGAGCATCCATCCGGACACGGGCCGGATCGAGGTGGACGGGCATGACCTCTCCATGCGGCTGGTGGAGGCGAAAACGCAGGAGGCGTTCCAGAACCTGACCGCCTCGCAGATCGCCGCGACGCTGGCAGCACGGCATGACCTCAAGGCGGACGTGACGGTCACCACAACCCCGGCTGGCCGCTACTACGAGTTGGACCACACCCATGAAAGCCTGGGCCAGTTCAGCCGCGTGACGACGGAATGGGAACTCCTGGTGTGGCTGGCCCAAAAGGAGGGGTTCGACCTCTATGTGACCGGCGAGACGCTGCATTTCCATCCGGCGACGGAGATCGACACCCGCAACCCCTACGTGGTCGATTACCAGCCCCGCGCACCGGGGGCGCCCTATCCCGTGTCCGGGGTGCAGGACATCCGCTTCGAGCGGTCCCTGACCCTGGCGCGGGACATCGAAGTGGTGGTCCAGAGCTGGCACGCGAAGCAGGGGAAGGCTTTCAAGAAGGTCGCGAAGGCGATCGGGGCCAAGAGCGCCGCCGCGGCGAAGTCGGCGACCCAGGTCGGCACCTCCACGCAGCGGTTCGTGTTCGTGATCCCAAACCTCACGGAAGCTCAGGCGCAGGCCGAGGCGAACAAGCGCCTGGCGGAACTGAGCAAGCACGAGAAGAACATCACCTGGCAGGGGCCGGGCGACGTGATCCTGTCCCCCAGGAGCATCGTGGATCTGCGGGGGACGGGGGCAGCCTTTGACCAGCGCTACTACGTCAACACCGTGTCAAGGCGGATCGAATTCACCGGCGGGTTCGGTATGTGGGTGACCCTGAAGAACCACGATACCAGATCGCAGGCGGCGCTGACCTGATGGACATTCGATGGACGCAGGCGATCCGACGCGTGGTGTCGGAGATGCTGAGCATGCAGCCGCGGCCCCGATGGGGCATCGTCCGGTCGGTCAACGCCGCTGATCAGACGGTCCGGGTGCTGATCCAACCGGAAGGGGTGCTGTCCGGGTGGTTGCCGGTTGTCCAGGCCGCGGCGTCCGGCGGTTGGGGCGTGACTGCGCTCCCGATGCCGGGCGACATGGCTCGGCTGGAACCGGACGGTGATTCCTTCGCGGTGACCGGGTTCGCCCACAACGATGGCAACCGGCCGCCGGCGCCGCCGAATGCCCCGGGCTCCGGTGGGGCGCCGAGCACCGGCAAGGCCGAGGCCGTCGCTGGTGAGGTGATCCTGCAGCACAGGAGCGGCAGCGTGATCCGCCTTTGCGCGGATGGGACCATCTACAGCCGCGGCACCTGGCGCCACGACGGGGACATGACCGTCAACGGCAACATGACCGCCGACCTCGATGTGAAGGCCCTGCAGAACGTCCGAGCGGTTCAGGATGTGACCGACCGCGACATGCAGCACGGTTCGGTCCGCGACCTCCGCGACGCCTACAACGCCCATCACCACCCGGTGCCCAACGTCGAGCCCGGCCCGGCGACGATCGACAGCAACACGACGGATCACCCGGTGGAGTGACATGGCCGATCTGGCGCATACCATGGGTTCCGACCTCTCGGTCGGCGCCACGGGCGACCTCGCCCTTTCGACAGGATCCCAGGCCGGGCAGGAGAGGGTCCTGCGCCGGCTGCTGACGAACCCGACCGACTACCTGTGGGACCTGGGCTACGGCGCTGGGCTGCCGGCCATGGTCGGCCAGCCGGCGAATGCACAGCGCATCGCGGCGATCGCGCGGGCGCAGATGCGGCAGGAGGCGGCCGTCGCGTCCAGCCCGGCCCCGACCGTGACCGTCTCGGCCCAGGATGACGGCACGGTGGTCGCCTCGATCCGCTACGTCGATGCCGATACCGGCGAGACGCAAACCCTGACCGCTCCGGTGACCTGATGGCAACACTTTCCCTCCGCACCTTCGCGGATTGGCTGTCGCAGCAGGCGGCGGCAGTCCAGGCGTCCGCATCCTCGCTGCTCAACGTGGCCTCGGGGACCGTCCTCCGGGCGATCCTGGAGGCGAACGCCAGCGTCGCGCTGTGGATGCAGTGGCTGATCCTCCTGGTGCTGCGCACCACCAGGCTGTCCACCAGCACGGGAGACGATGCGGACAGCTTCGTCGCCGATTTCGGCCTGGAACGGCAGGCTGCGACGGCGGCAACGGGCTCCGTCACCTTCTCGGCGTTCACGGCGCCGACCTCGGCGGTGGCCATCTCGACCGGGACCGTCGTCAAGACGGGGGACGGATCGGTCAGCTTCGCCACCACGGCCGGCGCGACCTTGGCGGCCGGTGCTACCTCGGTCACCGTGCCCGTCCAGGCGCAGACGGCCGGCACGGTCGGCAACGTCCTGGCGGGCACCATCACGCTGATCTCGGCGGCGCTGCCGGGGGTGGACACCGTCACCAACGCGACGGCCTTCACGAACGGGGAGGATGCCGAGACCGATGCGGCGCTGCGGACGCGCTTCATCAACTACATCAACACCCGCTCGCGCGCGACGCCGGCGGCGGTCGAATATGCCGTGACCTCCGTCCAGCAGGGGCTGTTTGTGCAGCTCGCCGAACGGGTGGACGGCTCCGGCGCGGCCCGGGATGCGCACACGACGGTCTATGTGGACGACGGATCCGGCTCACCGAGCGCCGACCTGATCGACTCGGTAGCCGCGGCCGTTGAGGCGGTGCGCCCCCTCGGCGGGACCTATGAGGTGCATGGGCCGACCGTGGTCCCCGCCAACGTGGCGCTCACCGTGACCGCGGCATCCGGCTACGCGCACGGCGATCTGGTCGGGCCGGTGCAGACCGCCATCGCGGCCTATATCGACGGGCTCGGGATGGGCGAGGCGCTGTCCTGGACGCGCTTGATCGCGGTGGCCTACGGCGTGGACGGCGTCGGTGGCGTGTCTGGCCTGACGGTCAACGGCGGCACGGCGAACATCGGCGGCGCGGCCGGCAGCGTCGTGCGTGTCTCCACCGTCACGGTGTCCTGATGGCAATTGGGGATCAGGCCGATTTCGTCGGGCGGCTGCGCTCCGCGCTGCCCGGACGATGGTTTCCCGACGATGCGCCGGTGCTGTCGGCCCTGCTGTCCGGCCTCGCGAGTGCCTGGGAGAGTATCTATGCGCTGCTGACCTACACCAAGGCCCAAACCAGGATCAGCACGGCAACCGACGTGTTCCTGGACGGCATCGGCGCTGACTTCTTCGGCGTGGATCTCCAACGCCGGACAGCCGAGAGCGACACCCAATACCGGCGGCGGATCAAGCGCGAGCTGCTGCGCGAGCGCGGGACGCGGGCGGCGGTCATCTCGGTTCTTGAGGATCTGACCGGGCGGACACCACGGGTGTTCGAACCAGCGCGGCCGGCGGACACCGGGGGGTATGGTGCCGGTGGCTGCGGCTATGGTTCGGCCGTCGCTCTCTTTGACAGCCGGGGCTCGCCTGGGACCTATGTCGGGGCCGATGGCCTCGTGCATACGGCCGGCCCCTACACGCCCCGCTACGACTACTCGTCCGGTCCCGCAGCGCTGCTGAATGAGTCGGGGGCGACGAACTACTGCCCGTATTCGAACCTCCAGAATGGGGGCACCTGGGGCGGCTGCACGGTGACGCAAAATGCCGTGGTGGCGCCGGACGGCACAATGACCGCAGCGCAGATCACCGCGCCCACAGCCGGCGGGGCGACCAGCGCGAAATACGCTTCACCGGACATTGGCACATACACGCCATCGGTCTGGCTGCGCGCCGACGCTGCAACCACGGTTTCGTTCTATTCCATGTGGAATGATTCGACCGGCTCACAGAAGGTATCGCGGCTGGACATCGCGTTGACGCCGACGTGGCAGCGTTTTCGGTTACCCACCATCACCACACAAGCGGGCGCGCAGAACGTTTACTGGCAGACCAACCTGCTGGCAGGCACGACGATTTACGCGTGGGGCACGCAGATCGAACCCGGCACGTCCATGTCGTCGCTCATCTATACGAACGGCGGCCCGGCTACCCGCGATGCCGATGTCATCTGGTCTCCGCAGTCGGGCGGCGGCTGGGGATCTCTGGACCTGCCAGGCCAGTGCTTCGTCGAGGCATACCGTCCCACATCCGGCGGCATCGCCAATGTCGGCGGATACTACAGCGGCACGGGGTGGGCCGGCGGCGGCTACGGGGCTGGCGCCATCGAATACCTGTCGGCTGACATGGTTGGCGACCGCGTGACCGACGACGAAATCAACGACGCAATCGCCCGCACGATGCCTTCGGGTTTCGTGGCCTGGGCGCGCATCACCTCCTGATCGGAGCTTCCATGGACCGTACGATCGTTTACCCGGGCGCAATCCCGCTGGATACGCATGTCCTGCAATCGCAGCGGGATGCCATGGTCGGCCTCGGCGCGCTGCTGCAGGCCGCGTTCGGCACCAGCACGCTGGTTGACGGGCTCGCGTGCACTCCGACCTCGCCGGCGTCGCTGAGCGTGCAGGTCGGGCCGGGCAGCATCATTGCCCTCGATACCGTCGATGACAGCGCGTTCGGATCGCTCGCGGCGGATTCCTCGAACCTCGTCAAGCAGGGTATCAATCTCGGGACCACGGCACTCGGCCCCCTGTCGGCGCCGACCACGGCCGGTCAGTCCCGCAACTACCTCGTGCAGGCCACGCTGGGCGAGACGGACGGCACTCCGGTGGCGCTGCCCTACTACAACGCGGCCAACCCAGGCGTGCCCTACGTCGGCCCGAACAACAGCGGCGCGGCGCAGAACACGCGTAGGCCGCAGACCGTTACCCTCGGCCTGAAGGCCGGTGCGGCGGCGACCACGGGCAGCCAGGCCACGCCATCGGCCGACAGCGGCTATGTGCCCCTCTATATCATCACCATCGCCTACGGGCAGACCACGATCACGGCCGGGAATATCGTCCGGCATTCGCAGGCACCCATTATCCCGGCGAAACTCGGGGCCGGCATGGTCCCGGGCTTCGCAAACATGCAGGTGTTCACGGCGAATGCTGCCTGGACTGTCCCGGCCGGCGTGACCCGCATTCGTGCACGCGCTTGGGGGGGCGGCGGAGGTGGGGGCGGGGCAACCGGCTCGTCCTCGGCTGGTGGCGGTGGCGGCGGTGGTGCCTATGCCGAGGGAACCTACACTGTCACCTCTGGCCAGGCATTGGCGATTACGGTGGGTTCCGGTGGCACCGCAGCGGCCGGTGCGAACGGCACGAACGGCGGTGCATCATCTGTCGGATCGCTGCTCACCGCCGGCGGCGCATCTTGGGGCGCTGTTGGGGCGAGCGGGTTGGGCACCTATGGGTATGGCGGGACAGCTACCGGCGGACAGATCAATATCAGTGGGCAGACCGGCCAGTCTGGGTCGCTGATTGGAACGGCTCCTGCGGGCGGGACTGGCGGGGGGGCGTTCGGATCCGGATCTGCCCCGTTCGTAACCGGCACGTCCACCGGATCGTCAGGCCCCTTCCCTGGCGGAGGTGGCGGTGGCGGATCCAGCGGTTCTGGCGCCGCTGTTTCCGGTGGAGCCGGCGCTGCTGGCCTTGTCATCATCGAGTATTGACCTATGGCATACGCACTGATCTCCCCGGCTGGCATGGTGGCGCAGGTTGCCGACGCCAAATTCGACGTTCACAGCGATTGGACCTGGGCAGAGTTGGCCGCTGGCACCACGGCCTCCGCTGGAGATGTGGCGTCGAAACAGACTGACGGCACTTGGACATTTGCCGCGCCATCCCCGGTGATTGTGGATCTCGTCTCTGCAGCACGGGCTGCACTGGACGGATCCGACATCACGGCGCTGCGTTGCTTTAAGGCTGGCGTTGCATTCCCGGCCGAATGGCTGACCTACGTGCAGGCGCTGCGCGCGATCGTCAACGGCACGGACACCAGCTCCACCGCGCTGCCGGCGCGGCCCGACTATCCCGCCGGGACCTGATCCTCGGCCCAGCCTGATCGGCTGACCTGCGGCCTTCTGGTGGCCGCTCCCCTCACAAGGAAATCGATATGGACGACCAGACGTGGCGCGACATCGCGCACACGGCGGCGACGGCTGGCGGCCTGGGGTTGCTCGGCCGGCTCCTGGCCTTGGCTGCGCACCGGCGCCCCCTCGGGTGGAGCCTGCTGTGGGAGGTGCCGACAGCAATCGGAATGGGGTGGATCGGCCAGGGGCTCGGTGAATGGTTGGGGCTGCTCGGGTTCCCGCGGTTCGCCCTGATCATCAGCATCTCCTATGTTGGCCCGCGCCTGATTGATGCGGCGGTGGTGGCCGTCCAGGCTCGGATCGCGGGGCGGGTGCTGTGACGGACGACGTGCAGCGCGCGGCCGGCCTCCACAAGCTGGCCGTTGCGGAAGGTGCTGTCCCCATGGGGCAGCACGTCTGCACCGGGCGCCGATCGGCAGTCTGGGAAGTCGCGGAGCGGGCAGGGTGGACGCGCAACGTCGCGCTCGCCCGGCTGCGGGAGGCGGAGAGACAGGGGCTGCTGTCGCCCCCTCCGGCTGACTTCGAGGTGCCGGACCTGCCGGACGAAAACCCGGATGTGGACGCGCTGATCGAGGCGCGCACCGCGGCCTTCCGGCGCAAGCAGGTGTCCCGTGAGGCGCGACGGCTGATCCCCGTGACGGTCCGGCTGGATGGGCCGATCGGGATCCTCCACATGGGAGATCCCCATGTTGACGATGACGGGTGCGACTGGCCTCGGCTTCGCCGGCATGTCGACTTGGCCCAGACCACGAAGGGCCTATTGGCCGGCAATGCCGGCGACATGACGAACAACTGGGTGGGCAGGCTGGCCCGCCTCTACGCCGCGCAGTCCACCACGGCGGCGCAGGCGTGGAAGCTGGCCGAGTGGTTCATCGGCGCCGTCCCTTGGCTCTACCTGATCGGGGGAAATCATGACGCCTGGAGCGGCGACGGCGACCCGGTGAAGTGGATGGCCAAGCAAGCCGGCGTTCCCTACGAGACGCACGGCGCACGGCTCGCCCTGCATCTTCCAAACGGGCGCGAGATCAGGGTGAACGCGCGGCATGATTTCCGCGGTGCGTCGCAATGGAACCCGGCGCATGGGCCCGGGAAGGCGGCGCAGCTCGGGCCGCCCGACCACATCTTCGTCTGCGGGCACAAGCACGTCTTCGGGCAGGGCTGGCACCGGCAGCCGAACGGCGTGTGGTCCTGCGCGCTGCGGGTGGGCACCTACAAGGTGTTCGACGGCTACGCCGATGCCCTCGGCTTCCCGGAGCACAACCTGCCAGCCGTCGTCACCCTGATCTTCCCCGACGCAGACGAGGAAGGGCTGATCGAGGTGGTCAAGGATCCGGAGCGCGCGGCCGAGTTCCTGACATGGGCTCGGGCGCGGCATGCCGCCGGCAAAACGGTGCGGCCCTGTGAAGCGAAAGCCGCGTGATGCCCTGCCGCCGCTGGCCTCTGGGCCGATAGCGGACGGGGCGCGGGCGGCGCTTGAAGCGCTGCTCGCCGAGGGCGTCAACGCGGCGCTGATCAAGGTGGAAACCAGAGACGGCCGGACGCTGCAGCGTGTGGTCCCTGACCTCGGCTGCATCGCGACCGGGCTCGAAATGGCGGAGGTGGACGAATGAAGCTGATCCTGCTGAACGGGCCGCCCCGGGCGGGGAAGGACACTGCGGCCTCGGCCATCCTCGCGCGCATGACCGGCGCGGTCCGGCTCGGGATGTCCTACCACCTGAAGGAGGCCACGCACGCGGCCTATGGCATGCCGGGCCGGCCGCACGACGCCTATGAGGCGGTGAAGGACGTGCCCAATGCGGACTTCTTCGGGCAGACGCCGCGCGCCGCCTACATCGCGCACTCGGAACGCTACATGAAGCCGCTGCACGGCGCCGATGTGTTCGGGCGCATCTTCGTGCGGCGGGCACTGGCGCTGAACGTGCAGACGATCGTGGCGCCGGATGCCGGCTTCGCCGATGAGTGGACGCCGGTCATTGCCGAGTTCGGCGCCGGGAACATGCTGCTGATCCGCGTCCACGCGGAGGGGAGGGGGCGCACCTTCGCCGGCGACAGCCGCAGCTTCATCAGCCTGCCGGGCGTGGTGACGGTGGACTTGCACAACGACGGGGACCGGTCGGTCTTCGAGCGCCAGGCGGTGCATGCTGTCCTCGACTGGGCATGGGCAGGGGAGGCACTGGCCGCGTGAGCTACTGGTATATCTGTTCGCCCTACACCCGCTATCCCATGGGGCGAGAAGCCGCATTCAGGATGGCCTGCCGGGTGACGGCGGCGCTGATCCGATGCGGGGTGCCGGTGCTGTCCCCGATCTGCCATTCGCATCCGATCGCCGAGCACGGGGATATCGATCCGACCGATGTGGAGCTGTGGCTCCGGGCCGATGCGCCACTGATGGCGTCGGCGCGAGGGCTGATCGTGGTCAAGGCGCCCGGGTGGCGCCAGTCGGTCGGGATCGCGGCCGAGATCGCCGACTTCACCCAGGCCGGCAAGCCGATCGTGTTCATGAGCGTGCGGGAACCGCTGGTCATCCCGCGGGAGGTGCTTCCGTGAGTTTGGACCGCTTCAACGTGTGCCTCCCCTTCGTGCTGCGTGAGGAGGGGGGATACAGCAACGATCCGCGGGACCCCGGCGGCGCGACCAACCTGGGCATCACCATTGCCACGCTGACGCGCTGGCGCGGCAGGTCGTGCACACCGGCAGATGTGCGGGCGCTGACCCGAGACGAGGCGGCGGAAATCTACCATGCGCAGTATTGGAACGCCCTGCGCTGCGGCGACTTGCGGCCCGGCCTCGACCTGTTGGCGTTCGATGCGGCGGTGAACCCAGGGCAGGGATGGGCCGCGCGCGAGCTGCAGCGGCAGGTCGGCGCCGAGGTGGACGGCCTGGTGGGACCAATGACCGTGCTGGCCGCACGCGGCGCGGACACGCGTGCCATCATCAACGGCATGTCGGTCGCGCGGGCGGCCTATTACCGGAGCCGGCCGGGCTTCCGGACCTACGGCAACGGCTGGCTCGGGCGCACCGACCGGTGCCGCGATGCTGCGCTGGCCGCTCTCACGCTCGTGGCGGCCTGATCCCGCCGCCTGCGGGCGGCTCCCCGAAAATCTGGAGTCTTGCATGACATCCGTGCTGCAGAAGCTGCGCGCGCGTCTCGCCGCCGTGGATTGGGTCGCAGTTGCCCGATGGGTTGCCGCCAAGTCCGCTGAGCGCACAACGCGGGGCGGCGCGCTCGGCCTGCTCGCCTTGGCGCTCGGTGTGTCCATCTCGCCCGAGCGTCTGGACGCCATTGCCTCGCTGATTGGCCTGGCGGCGTCGCTGTGGCTGGTGGTGATGCGCGAGCGCCCGCCCGGGCCGCCGCCGGGAGGGCAGCCATGAGCCGGCTGTCAGCCAAGCTGCGTGAGCTCAGTAGCCAGCATGGCCGCATGCTCGGGTTCTGGTGTCCCGGCTGCCAGGAAACGCACGCCGTCACTGTCGATGGCCCGAATGCGAACGGCGCGCGGTGGTCCTGGGATGGCAACGCCGACGCGCCGACGTTCTCGCCGTCGGTGCTGGTTACCAGCGGGCACTACGTCTCGAGCCACAAGCCTGGTGATTCGTGCTGGTGCAATTACGAGGCCCGGCTCGGACGCAAGGCGCCGTTCCTGTGCCATCGCTGCCACAGCTTTGTCCGTGCCGGCCGGATCGAGTTCCTCAGCGACTGCACGCACTCGCTCGCCGGGCGGACCGTGGACCTACCCGACTGGCCGGCGGCGGAGGATGTGGAATGATCACCGCCCTGCTCTCGCTGCTGTCCGGGACGGCCGGCCGCTACGTGGCGATCGGCCTCGCCGTGGTGGCGGTGATCGGGGCGGCATGGGGCGCGGTGGCGCTCCATGACCGCGATGTCCGGGCGGCGTTGGTCGCCCAGCAACAGGCCGCGCAGGTCGCCGCCGATTTGGCGCAGCAACGCCGCGTGACGGCTGCCCTCGGCACCGCGCTGGCCGCGGCCAACGCGCGGGCGGCGGAGACGGCCGACATCAAAGAGGCAATCGACCATGCAACTGCGACCGATGGCTGCGCTCAGTCTCCTGCTATGCGCGCTCTCCTTGACGGCCTGCGCAAGCGGGCCAGCACCAGCGCCGCGGGCACAGATTCCCGCGGCGCTGCTGACGTGCGCGGCCGAGCCAGCACCGCCGGCAACGGCCAGTGACCAGGCCCTGGCACGGTGGATCGTGGATCTGTCCAGCGCCGGGGCGGAGTGCCGGGATCACCTGGCGCGGGTGCGGTCCCTGGTGGCCAGCGAGGTGACGCCATGACCCGTCCGTTGTTCACCCTGGTGGCCGTCCTGCTGCTCACCGGCTGCGCTGCCCGGCAGGCGCGCGAGGCCCGGACCTGGGCAGTCGGGCGCACGCTGGCGGAACTGCAATCCTGCATGGGCGTGCCGGACCGGACCGCGCCACTGCCGGACGGCGGATTGGTGGCCCAATGGGGCCGGTCCGAGGCTGCGACATCCGCGTCCCTGCCGTTGTTCGCCGATTTGGCGCTGCTCCCGGTTACCTGGCCGATCTCGCTCGCCAGCGCGGGCTCGGTATCGGTGGGGTCTGCGGCCTCCTGCCGGGCGATCGCCACGGTTCGGGGCGGCCGAGTCGAGTCTCTCCGCTATGCCGGGGACAGCGATGGGGTCAGCGGGAGGGATGCGGTGTGCGCACCAGTGGTGCGCGGCTGCGTGCGGGCGGATCGGTGAAGGATGTGTGGCCCCGGGGATCGCTCCCCGGGGTCTTTTTTGATTCTGGCGCTGGCTGGCTTCGGTCTGGGGGAGGGCAGTTATCGCGTGATCGCAGCGTCAGGAGACTCGCGGTTTTCCTCCGTTTTTTCGAATTGTGGCAGCGTATCATCTTTCATGGGAATCGGAGGTTATCACGTGTGAGGCCGGGAAATGGGATATCCACAGGCCGGTGTGGAGTCTGGGGGCGCTTGTGTGGAGTCTGGGGGCGCTGTGGATAACTCTGGCTGTGGAGATTCAATGCCTTACAAAGTTATCCCGTGGAGTCTATGGGCGCAGAACTAATATAAGAATCTAATATCTTCCAAATAGCTTGCGCCCCCAGACTCCACATTGACCGGCGGCAATGGATACCGCCATGGTCGCCCCATGGGCACCGTCCACCAGTTGATCCTGCGCGATGGCATTGAAGTGGCTCGTCAGCAGGCGGTCACCAAGCACGACCGCTCCGTGGTTGAGGCAGCGTATCAGGTGCTTGGGGATGACGCTGACCGGGTCGGATTCACGTATTCAGGGTTCGCCCTCACTTCTTTGCCCCACAAGCCCGTGGATGGCCTTCTGTGGCGTCGGGAGAGCGCCGGCCTTACCCTCATGCTGGAAGCCGGTCATGACCGCGCTGGCAGCGCTGTAGGGCTGCCATACGGCTCATATGCCCGGTTCATCCTGCTATTCCTCCAAAGCCAAGCCGTTAAGAGCCAGTCGCGGGATATCGAGCTTGGCCGCTCCATGCGCCAATGGCTTGAAACGATGGGACTCTCAATCGGAGGAACGACCTACCGGCTGGTGAACGAGCAGGCCCGGCGCATCTCATGGTGCCGGCTGACCTTCTACGCCGATCGCGCGGGCCGAGAAATCATGCGGCATGGCGGGTTCGTGGACGGGGCGATATCGCTGACGGCCGATGAGGGACCGCAAGGAGCGCTATGGCAAGAGCGCGTTCTGCTCAACGAGCAATTCTATCAGGCGTTGGTTTCCCACCCCGTCCCAGTCAGCGAAACGGCGCTGCAAGCAATCGGTGCGCGCTCTCTCGTGCTCGACGTGTATGTGTGGCTTGCCTACAGGCTGCACGCGCTCAAGGGTGATGTGTCGGTGAGCTGGTCTGCCCTGCATGCGCAATTCGGTGGTGGATTTACCCGCCTACGGCGCTTCCGATCGCACTTCCTGGAATCCCTGCAACTCGCCCTGGCCGCCTACCCTGATGCACGGGTAAGCGCCTCTGAAACCGGCCTCGTGCTCCATCCGTCAAAACCGCCTGTTCCTCCCCGCTTGATCGCCGCCAAGCGCCCATAGACTCCACACCTACGGGTGGTGTTGGCGGTAGAACTCCACGATCTCTTCCAATAGGTTCTGGATCGGCATCCGGCGCACGAAGGCGCGCACGCGGATCCATTCCTGCAGCTCCGGAGGCAGCCGGGCGCTCACTGAGACGCGAGGGGCCTGCTGCGGTGGCTCCCTCACCAACTGCGGCGCCGATGATGGAACCTGCTTTGGAGCCGATCTGCGCGGCGCAGGCGGCGGGGATGGTTCTGGCGCGGTTGCGGGGGCGGCCTGTGCCTCCGTGGGCTCTGCCGCAGCCTCTTCGGGTGCCGGCGTGGGCGGTGGCGTGACCGGAGCGGCCTCCCCCTTCTTCACCGGTACCAGACCGGCGGTCAGCCTAGCCGGCGGCTGCGACATGACGCATCTCCCTCCCTGCCATTGCTCCCGCCAGGAACGCCCATAGCTCGGAGATTTCACGGGCTGCCTCCCCCCGTGGCTCCACCTCCCCTGCCGTCCGTCCATCAATCATGGCATTGACGTAGGCCACCCGGTTGAACAGGAGGCCGGGGGCGACCGGCCCATGCTCGCTGAGCGCCGCTCTTGCGTCTTCGTTCAGCCGGGCGCGCTGGATGCACATGTTGACCACGAACAGCATCTGCCGACCTTCCGCGCGAACCAAATCAACCGTCGCGCCAACGGCGCGCAGATCCTGCGGACTCGGTTTTGCCGGCACGAGCACCAGGTCTGCGACGGCGATTGTGGCGGCGATCGAGGCGGTAATGGCCGGCGGGGTGTCGATGATCACCGCTCCGAAGCCGGCAGCCTGCAGACCGTCCAGGGCGGATTGGAGAGGCCCGTCCACCCTGAAAAAAGAGGGCGTCTCGGCGGCGCGGGCATTCCACCAGCCCGCCAATCCGCCCTGCGGGTCGGTGTCTATCAGCGCGGTGCGCGTGCCATTGCGGTCAGCATGGACAGCCAGATGCGCAGCAAGCGTGGTCTTTCCCACGCCACCTTTCTGGCTTGCGACGACAATCACATGCATGCAGCATCTCCAACGCGCTAGCGCGCGATGCAGATGCACAGCATGAAGGCGGGCAGACCGTCAACAACTCTTTCTTCCCCGCCTTCCCACTAGCCGCTCGGCTATCCAGCTTGCTCACATGTGAGCAAGCTCACATGCTCACATTCACGCTCGCCAGCGTGATGGCCTGCTACAGCGCTTGCGTGCCCGTAAGCCATCTCGCTCAGTAGCTCACCTTGTCCCTGTGGATGCTGTGAGCGGCGCCCCCATTGAGACAGTTTCTCCGCAGCGCGCCGCATCAGTTCCCGGTCCCGGCGGAGCATGGCGCCCCATCCGCCCCTCGCGGTGACGGGCTTCGCGGCCTCTCGGGCGAGTTCCCGCACCAGCTCGGCAAGTGGATCCGGCCGCCACCCGAGGCGGTGGATCTTGCTGTCACTGGCCATCCCTGGCCTCCCAGCACCGTGCCCGCATCGCGGGATAGACATACATCATGGGCCGCTCATTCCCGGCGGCGTCGGTGACCGTGCCGTTCCGGACGCAGCCGTTGTCGATCGGGGTGAAGTGCCGGCATGTCAGGCACCGGCCGCGATCGCCGGCGCCGGGGGCGAGTAGGGGCGCCTGCTGCTCAGGCATGGGGCGCCTCCGGGAGCGGCATCCGGCGGATGTGGGCGGCATGCGCGGCGTGGCTGGCAGCGGCCCATGCGAACCGGGCGCGGTCCTCGGCGGTCATGCACATGTTCGGACGCGGGGCGCCGAACCATCGCGCCTGCTCGGCGTGCCACGCAGCGATCGCCTCCTGCATCGCCATGGCGCCGGCCTGCCAGTCGGTTGCTTGCTGGTAACCCGCCATCATCGCCCTCCGATCACCACCATGCGGCCGGCGGCAACCTCTCGGTCCCGGCACTTCCGGCGCCGCTCATCTGCGGCGGCTTTCGCCGCGACCTTCGCCTCAGCCTGTTCAGCGAGTTCGACCAGCGATCGCGCGAGCGCGCGGGCTTGGTCCGTGGTCAGGTCCGTGCTGGCGTCGATCTTCGCGCTGTCGTTCCCAAAGCCGCGGCATCGCAATTGGACGCCGACCGCAACGTGGCCGTCCTTGAAGGACTTCTTCGCGACCACGGGAGCGGTCGTTTGCTGGTCAGCCATGGGCCGCCTCCCTGATCTGCGACAGGCGCGTCATGAGCGTCCACGCCAGCAGCCCCGCGAGTGCCTTTTCCTCGATATGGCACTTCAGAATTGTGCTGCCGTCCGGCTGCCGCTCGCCGGGCAGCGCGGCGACGATCTCGGTTGCCTCCATGGCGTCGGCCAGAGAGATGCCGGACAGGTCCGGCACGGGACCGCACGTGATCTGCTCCCGCACCATCCAGGCGGTGACGAGGGCGTCGTTGATCTCGCGGGCGCGGTCGGTGGTCATGGGGTCAGGCATTGGCCCCACCCTCCGCCGGCGCCTTGGCGGCCCGGTCAAGCCGTTCGATTTCGGCGACAATCAGGGCGGCTGCGCGCACCATGTCGCGCCGGCGGTCCTTTGGCTTCCACCACGAGCTGTCCCACGGCCACAGATCGCGAGCCAAGAAGCGCACACGGTCGGCAAGCGTCGCCTCGCCGATGGCGCTACGCAGGCCGTACAGCACGTAGCAAGCTGCCGCACCGGCCAACTCGCCACGGCGGTGCGCATCGTCGTGCGCCGGCGCCCAGCCTTCCGCCTCGACCTGTCGTCGACGTTCGGCTGCGATCTCGGCGATGACGGCAGAATCCGCCGGGGTGGCAGTATGTGCAGAATCTGCACGAACTGGCGCCAAGGCGGCGAGCACCGCATCGGCGATCTCTCGCGCCAGCGAATTGCGCCATTCGACGCGAGCGTTGAGGGTCATGGAATCCGTCGCAGCAGGGGTGACGCAATGCTCCCCGAGCACTATGCGCACCTCCCGGGCGATCGTGTCGCGGAGGGTCATTTCTGCACCTCGATCTTGTGCCCCGCGCGCGCCGCCGCGAGGCAGAACCGGAAGAATTGCCACAGGCCCATGAACTCCACGCGCCCGCTCGGGGCCGTCACCAGCGCCTCGCCGTTGCTGCCGGCGCGGGCGGTGAAGGTCTCGGTCGTTAAGGGAAGGGGGTCACTCATAGCCGCACGCCTCCATCGCCTCGCGCCATGTGATGTCCCGCGTGTTCGCGGTCTCCGCCACCAGCTTATCGGCCGCCAGAAACTCGCGACCGGCATCCGTGCGCAGCCACGCATCAAGCGCTTGATTTGCGGCATCTCTCTCCGTCTGTGTGCTATCGTCCGTGATGCCGGCCCAAAAGTCCGGCATCTGCGGGAAGCGTTTGTTCGTTTGTGGAGTGGTCATGCGCGTCGCTCCATGAACTGGCGCCGCCACGTGCTGAACCGCATCGGACGAATGTCCGTCGCATCGTCGCACTGGCCGGATTCAATCGGGTGCTCGCGTGACCACTCGGTGCCGGTATCGGGATTGTAAAAGCTGTATCCCCGCGTGTTCCCGCTGTAGCCGCAGAGGCCCATGTTGGTCTCGCGCCGATCAATCAATGAGCGCTCAACCACGGCTCGCCTCCCACGCCGCGAGGGCGACCCGCAACGGGTTGTCAGACGCCATATCGAAAGCAGCAATCACCGTCCGCGCCGCCTCTGCCATCCGCTCGGCCATGGCGATGCGGGCACGCATGGCATCGCGCTCGATCTCGGCCTGTTCCTGGGCTTTCAGGGCAAGAGCGGTCCCGCTGCACCAGTCGTCACGCTCCCGCGTCAGCCGCTCCACATCCGCCTGGAGGCGCTGGTTCTCGGCGCGGAGCCGGTCAAGCCCAGCCCGGACCAGGGCGATCCGCTCAGCGGCGGATTTGAGAGGGTTGGCCCCCGCTGCTGCGGGAGCCGTGTGCTCGGTAGTGGTCATGCCGCGATCCTCGCATCGATGTTCTGGCGCTCGACGGTGAACGTCAGCGCGGCGACCTCGGGGTTGCTGTCCCACGCGCCGGCGCCGTGCAGGCGGTCCCAGAGGTCGCGGTACTCAGCAACTGGATCGGTCGGCTCGGCGGAGCCGCAGGCGTGCAATCCGGCGCTGTCACTGACGGGGCAGTAACGCTCTGGCTCTATCCCCTCCGCCAGCGCATCGGCATCGGTGATGTCGTGTAGCCGCTGCACGCGCACGTCGGTGACGGTCAGGGTGAGGCGCGAGGCCCAGCGCGGCATGTGGATCGAAGGCAACCCGCCGCCGCTTCTCCACCAAGGGGCCAGATTGAACCCAGCGTCGTTGACGACATCGCCATTATCAGCCGCATAGGCGGCCACGATGGCGTTCGTCGGTTCCCCGGTCAGGAAGTTCGCCATCGGGCGCTGCAACAGGTTCTCCCGCACCCACAGACGGTCCCCGGGCACGCACCGGGCCAGCGGGGAGGTCGCCAACCGTCTCGTCTGCGTCTTCCCCCCGTCGAGCAGCGCCTTGATCATGGGCGCGCTGAATATGATGGGACGGTCGGTCATGCGGCCTGCCTTTCGGCTTTGGCCGGCGCGTTCATCCATGCCGGCGCGCTGGCCTTCATGTCGGAGAACAGGGCGCGGTCTGCCTTCATCGGCATGATCAGCCCGAAGAAGTCGGTGCGCCCGCATTCGATCAGGGCCGGTTCGTGCTCCTGGCCGAGGTAGATGCTCATCGGCTTCCCAATCGGGGCGAAGCGGGACAGCAGTTCCGGATTGAAGGCGCCAGGATGTGCTGAAGGCTTGCGTTCGCGCGGCACGCACACGCGCCATTCCGTGAAGCTGTTCATGGTTCGCACGACGCCGCACCAGTTTGCGTCTCTCATGTCCGCCAGTTCGGCCGCTTCAGCGACGGACGCGGCTCCCGTGATCCACCCGAGGGCACGGCCGGGCACAGGTTCGTTTGCCGGCAAAGCGAAGAAGGGGAATGTCGGCTTGGCGTGCCGCCGTGTGCTGGTCTTCGAGCGTGCCCCGGCGATGCGCGCGGCCGGCGGCAGGCAGATGTTGACGGGCCGGTTCACCATGGCGTCGGGATCGTGGAACACAGCCATGGTCCATCCATCGGTGGCGACCAGGACGGCGCCGCCTTCCGCAGAAGGCTCGATCCACACACCTTGCAGGTAGACGCGCAATGAATCGGCGGACACGAAGCGGTGCGCCATCACCAGCAGGTCAGCGCGGACCATGACGTGAAAGTCAGGCTGCTCGGTCAAGGGTCATCTCCTGAGGAGCGATGATGATGGCTGCCCCCGCCAGAGGGGGGCAGCAGGTCTGGCAGCACCATCCCGGCCCGTAGCCGGGGGTGGCGTTGGGATCGGCGGCGAGGCGCCACCAGCGGCGCCCGTGGCAGACGATGCAGTGCTTGGCGCCATCCGGACGCCAGTTGATGGGCCAGGACGGCGGCAACGCATCGACGTTGGACAGGTAGCTGGCCCAGGTGGCGATGCTTTCGCGCAGGGCAGCCGCTATCTTGGACGACTGCCCAGGATCGCCCCGG